GCTCCTTTGATTGGTGCTAAAATTACAAAAGAAACTCGAGATGTATTAAACCAGGCTATAACGTGGGCTAGTGGAAAAGATAAGGATTACTGGATCGCAGAATTTAATCGGAAAGTAGGTAAAGAAGATGTATAACTTTATTATAGGCCCTTGTGACACGGACTCGATATCAGCGTGTAAATCAGATATGAGTGAATTTACTGAAGAAGAACAAAATACGCTTCTTTTGGAACTTAAATCTATAAGTCCTGAATTTATGGAGTGGGAGCCAGACGGCTACTATGAAACTTGTATAGTGGTTAGAGCAAAAAACTATGTCTTATGGGATGGTAAAAAAAAGATTATCAAAGGATCAGCGTTTAAATCATCTAACAAGGAATCGGCTCTAAAAGAACTTATGGACGCTATGGTGACAGCTATCATAGAATATAAAACGGACACACTTGTTGACATCTATCACCGCTATATCCATGAAGCTCTTAACGTTAAAGACATAAAACGCTGGGCCATGAAGAAGACAATATCTGAGAGCGTCCTAAAATGTAAAGGCTGGACTGAGGAGGACATCCTAAGTAAGCGACTCCGTAAGAACGAAACCGACGTTTGGGACGCCATAAAGCACCTGGATGACCTTCAAGCTGGGGGCAAGGTCTACTGCTATCCAACGGTGCTTGGTAGCTCAGTTGAAACAAAAGAGTATAAGAACGGTAAAATTAAAGAAACCGTGACACAAATCACAGGGCTTAAGACTATCGACCTGTGGACTGGTGATGAAAATAAGGACAAACTGCTCGAGCGGGTGTACGACACTGTGTCTATTTTTGCATCAATGATTGACTTATCTCAGTTTATCGATTATACTAAAAAGAAAAATAAACCGCTATTGGAGGGACTAAAATAATGGAAAAGCTCTTAGTAAGAGAACGCATTGAAGATTTCGACACAACTTTCGATTTTGAATCCCTCTTAGAAAACCTACCTAAGATCAAAGCCGCATTTCCAAATGAAACGATCTTTATGGAGTTTAGTGAGGATATTGGACTATATTTCTACTACCTAAGAGAAGAGACTGATGCTGAATATGAAACGCGAATAAACAGGCCCACCACTAAACTCGCTTTAGAGATGCAACGAAGACGATACAAATCGCTAAAAAAAATGTTTGAGAAGGAGTAGACATGTCTGACATTAAAAGAGCAGTTGAGAAGTTCCTAAAGGATAATAATAAATACCCGACCCTAATTCAGCTAGAGAAGCTTGGCGTTACACGGGCAATGGTACGCACTGAGTTTGGCAATTTGGCGGGTATAAGGAAGGCTTTAGCAAATAACACCAATATCTTTGATCTGGAGTTTTCTCCGGTCAAGGCTATCCCTAAGGGAGCTAAGCGTTTTGTAATTACTACCGCAGTAACCGAGAGCAAGGTACATACTGGGTTTCTTAACAACATTAAAGCTTATTGTAAGAAGAAGGGGGCTACCTTTGTTGTAATCCCTTCCCTACTAAATTCTAAGGACGGATGGGTACTTGACCCAGTTCTTAAGAATGAGGCTGTGGTGTTAAACGATGTGAGTCTAAACTCTAATCTATTCCTCCTTGGTATGAAGAATAGTGCATCAAAGGTAGATCCTATTACAGGGCTTCCACGGGTCGGTAGACGCAATGGTACGTTTATCTGTGCCTCCCCTAAGCAAAGACTTAAATACGTCGCTACCGGCGTCCATAAGCTTCCACACGCCCTTATGAGCACAGGAGCCATCACTACAGCCAATTACATAAAAAGTCGTATATTGGTCGATAAAACCTCTTATATCGCAAACTACGACCATGTTATGGGGGCGGTTATTGTTGAGCTGGATAGCAACAATACATTCCACTTTAGGCAGATCCAGGCGGATAAATACGGTAATTTCTGTGATTTGGGTAGGATGTGGGAAAATGGGAAGGACCGTACTGTCGAAACTACGCTTATTGCCGGAGATTGGCACGTCAATTCTACGGATTTAGCGGTTAAATCGGCAACTCTAGCTCTCACTACCAAATTGGGAATTAAAGAGATTATTATGCATGACGTATTCGATGGGGAATCTATCAATCATCATGAAAAGGATAAGCTCCTAGTCCTCACTAAGAAGGCCCAGGAAGGAAAGCTCTCTCTTGATAAAGAACTTAAGCTGTATTCAGAAGAACTACATGAGTTATCTAAGAAACATCGGCTTGTCATTGTCAGAAGCAACCACGATGAGTTTTTGACCGGCTATCTAAATAGTGGTGATTATGTTAAGCATCCTTATAACCATAGGATTTCATTGATATTATCACTTTCTGTGCTTGATGGTAACAATCCTCTTGAATATTTTCATAAAACAGAGTATCCTAAGGACAACATTGTATGGCTCAAAATGGATGAGAGTTACAAGATTGGCGGAGTTGAGTGCGGGATGCACGGGCACAAGGGTTCTAACGGGGCTAGGGGAAGTATCGCATCAATGGAAAATGCTTATGGTAATGTCATCTTTGGTCACACCCACACTCCAGAAATTCTTCGAGGAGCATACTGCGTAGGTACAAGCACGTATTTACAGCTGGCATATAATTCTGGAGCATCGTCTTGGTTGCAGGCACATTGTTTGTTATATCAGAATGGTCAAAGACAATTGATTAATTTCATTAACGGTAAGTTTCATAATTAGAGGCAAAAGTGGGAATTAGAGCTGAAGAGATAAAGCGACTTATTTCCTATGCAAATGGACTGCACGTTAAAGTGTCGTTCAAACCCTATACAAGGGAAGAATCCGCTGCTGCCTCATGGAGTGTGGACGGCACTGAGATCATTGTTTACAGACGCCCACGGTCATCTAAAATTTCTATTATCCTAAGCCTAATCCATGAATTAGGCCATCACCTAGAGTTTATCCATTGTCACAATAGAAAACCGTCAATTAAATTAGCTGGGGCCTTGGATAGCGATGAAATCAAGAAGCAGAGGAAGATTATCCTAGACTATGAAGTGAAGAGCTCTCTGTGGTGGGAAACCATCTATAAAGAAACTAATTTAAAGTTTCCGATTTATATGCTACACTTACAAAAGCATTTCGATGTTTGGCAATATGAAATGTTCTATCAGTATGGTGAATTTCCTAGTGGCAAGGAGAACAAAATAAAGATGAAAGAACTAAGGGGGAAATATGGAAAGAATTAAGTTTAAGAAGCTGAGTGATAATGCTATACTTCCAACAAGAGCGCATTCTACAGACGCGGGACTTGATCTTTACGCTACTAGTGTCAGCTTTAACGATAAGTTCGTTGAATATGGATTAGGACTTGCCATGGAGATAGATCCTGGATATGTAGGGCTTATCTGCCCTAGAAGTAGCATTACTAATTATGATTTAATGTTAAAAAATTCAATTGGATGTATTGATGCATTTTACAGAGGTGAAGTAAAGGCTCGGTTTCTTCGCACCGGCAATCGCTCTTCCTTACAATACAATGTCGGAGATAAGATTGCCCAGCTCCTTATTGTTCCAGTAAAGTTGGCTGCGCCTGAATGGGCTGATGAGCTCAGTGACACGGAGAGAGGTACTGGAGGATGGGGAAGCACGGGGGTATAGATGGGTAAAACAAATAAATCTAAAAAACGTGAATCAGATGGAAGTAACACAGTTAGACACCTTCAAGGCCAGATCCGTAGCTTGCAGAAGCAATTGAGACAAGCTAAAAAGGCTGAGCATATATTGGAAAATATGGTAGTTGATGATGTACCTGTTGAAATAACTGAAGAGAAAAATGTGGATAGTTGTCCTAAGTGTATAAAAGGTAAGCTAAGTACAATAGCTGCGCCACACGCAACGTTCACTAGATGTGATCAATGTGATTTTAGACATACGGCAAAAAAGTAAGGACGGTATATGCTTAGAGCTGGCGACATAGTAAAAACTAAAAGCTGGGAAGGTGAATACTTCTACAGCTTTGTAATAAGCAATCAGGGTAAGCTGTATTTGAACCCGGCAAATATCTTTCACATACTACTGTACCATTTAGGTGTAAGAAATGTTACATGGAGATCTGGACATGTAGAGACTGTTGTTTCTACTGAGTCTTTAAATCGTAAAAAACTCGCTATTGTAAAGGATGATTATGAGCGTCAAAGATAATCCGAAACTGAAGTCATTTCTTGTGAATACTCTTCGTAGAGCCAGTTATCGTTGGCCATTTAGAGATGAGTGTAGAAAACGAAACCGAATTGAACGAAATACGTATCAATGTGAACATTGTAAACAGAATTTTACTAGAAAGGAAACTCAAATTAATCATAAAGTCCCAGTTGTAGATCCATCAAAAGGTTGGGAAAATTTAGATGTTTATGCTGAAAGGATGTTTGTAGATTCCGATGGATTTGAATTGCTATGTATTCCGTGTCATGATAAACTTACTGAAGAACAGAATAAAGAAAGACAAATAACAAGAAAAAAGAAGAAAGTTGTATCTAAAAGGAGACACAGATGATTTTCGACGGCAGGGGACTTCCTCGCGATAATGGAGCGACAGACCTACAAGACTCAGCCAGACTTGCTGGGATAATGGCAACGTTCGGCATTGGGAACATTCCCCTAGAGATGTATGTTGTGGACGGTAAGTATGTACGTCACCCAGATGAAGTGATATACGACTTCAGCCGGGATCAGGCTATCTGTCTTATGGCAGGGCTTGCTAAGCAGTTTAAATACTCCCTGGTTAATCAAAACTACGTTACAGGTCGGGATGTATTCCTTCCCTCAGCAAAGGGCCATATAGCCCGCTGTAAGGGCGGTAAGGCTTCATACCTGCAAGATGCTTGGCTTTGGCTAGACATCCTCTGGGCGTGTTACAAGGCCCCTGATCACGAGGTTAATCAGCTTGTGTGCATCCTCGCTTTGGCACCACCAAAATACTTAGCTTACTTCAAACGGGCGCATCCTAAATGGCGTGAGAACATCCTAGAATATTGGGGCGGTTGGCGTGGAGAGAAAGCTCTAGGTGAAGCTATTATAACTAAACTGGAGGCTATGTGAGAAGAATTAAAGATATTGATATGAACGAGCTACTAATTGAAACTCCGTTTCTTAGATATTGCATTAGTCCTTTTCTGTTAAATCAGCAGAATGCTTGGGATCGTTTAGATGAGCTTAAGGACCTTCACACGTTTAAAATGGCCTTATACAGCTTGATCTTAGAAACAACCGATGAAAACGAGTTACAGAGCTATTGTGAAGACCTGTCCATGACCGAGTTTGAATTACAGCGGGTATGGGGGTTTCCCTTAGATGCCAACTACCATCGCTGGTGGGAGTATCCTAAGTGTGCATGTCCTAAGATGGATAACAATGACGCTTATCCGCTAGGGTATTACACAACTAGTAAAAATTGTCCTCTTCATAAAAAATAGCACTTGACTTATTCTGATACATAGTATATTCTTTAAACACTCCTCTCTTTTCTCTGTCCAAGGGGTCTCGTGTCCCAAACCACACGCAGGTTAAAACGATTAAAGATCACCTGAAGAGTGTGTACAGTTTAACCCTTGGATGGAGTTTTTTAATAGTTAACAAAAGGAATATACATGGCGTTATTTGATTTCTTGAAAGATGGTATGAATTTGCCGATGGGTTCTGAACGTTTAAAAGACGGAACTACCCAACCTTCAGCCACACTGTGGTTTGTCTATGTGTCTCATACAATGGCAACAATCTCAACAATCAATCTTATGACTAAAGACGCCCTAGAAGGAGCTATCCAAGCCTCTATCTTATGGGCGCTCACTATGATTTTCTATCGTATGAAACAAATTGATAAATTTAAACTCAATCTTAAAGAGAAAAGCTTTGAGATGGAAGACACTCCAGATGAAGCTGAAGGAGCTAAATAATGGAACTTAAGACTACATTAATTATCACCGCCGTTGTAGGTGCTATCGCCTATTCTGTCGGTAGATGGGCTATGCCACCAAAGATAGAGACAAAGATTGAAGTTGTGGAAAAGGAAGTGATTAAACGTGATGTTCAGATCGTAGAGCGTGAAGTTAAGCAGCCAGACGGTACTACTATCATCGATAGAACTACGGTAGATAGGTCTACTAAGCTCACTGATAAGGAATCCACTAAAGAAACTATCGTCACCAATCTTCCGAAATGGCATGTTTCTGCAGGAGTGATTGCGTCACTTGATTCATTAAAAACTCCTAGTTATATCATTACAGTTGAAAAGAATCTATTCGCTACGATTAGCGTTGGCCTCACAGCAACAACCGATAAACAGGTCGGAGTGGTCCTTGGATACTCATTCTGATTTAGAAGCTATAATAGCCGAACACTTAGCTAAGGACCCCAATACAAAGCCGCTTCTTTCTTTCCCGCAATTCATCCATGAACACGGACTTGGACGGGGTAAATATCGTATGCGGTCTGAGGTGTTGTATTACCTATACTTCCAGTGGTGTAAGGTTAAAGGAATTAAGGCTAATAAGAGTAAACGCTTTACCTTGGGATTGGACACTACTCGTTATTTAAAACGTAAAGCTGATGATGGATTTTTCTGGGTATTTCTTAATCGTAAATTTATATTAAAAAAATCAATAAGGTGGATATTATCATGGTACGACCGAAAAGTAACATTAGAAAATCTAAAGCGACCAAAAAAAAGAAAAGTCCGGCCAAAAAGAGTGTGGGCAGTAGAAGAAAGACGGGAATACGAGCGGGTAAGAAAGGCAAAGTGGCGGCAAAAAGTAAAGCTTCGCCAGCTAGACGACCAAGGAATAAATCACGAAGAGATGGCGTTAAATATCCTGGACTTGAAGGAAGATTCTTCTCCCGTGTAAAGCAGGAATATCACGATATAGACTATGCTCATAAGCTTAATGAGAAAGAGAAGGCATGGATGAACAGCTTCATGGAAGAAGACCTGGGGGCTAACTTTGACCATCCAGGGAAGAAGATATATAAGAATAGCAATCCTAAAAGGAAGGCTTCTTACAGAAGAAATAACTATCGGAATTTAGATATGTATGGGCAGGCTAAGGTACAGGGGAAGGTGGTAGACACCAAGATTGAAGATGCTCTAGATGAGCAATTTGAGACAGATTTAATTGAGTCTATTAACAGGCGGCAGGAAGCGGCTATTGAGGAAAAAAGATTTTTATCAATGGGTTCAAAACGCCCATCTGGGAAAGCCCGAAAATCACGCTGAACATTACACCAACGGCAATCATTATACCGTTAACAACCTTCACATGTTTATCAATCGGTAAAATTTGAGATTCTAATAGGTCGGTTCTTTTGATGTGATATGCTAATTGATCACTCTGTTTTTCTAGAGTGACATCAATACGAGCCAAAGTGACATCGATACTGTCGATTCTTGAATCTAACACATCCAGCTTCTTATCCATTTTATCAAAAGACATATCAATCCCCTATTTGACTGGCTCCAAGTTAAATTTCTTAATCTCTCTTCTAAACTCCGGTTCTTGAACTAAAGTATAAATTAGAGCTTTTCTCATTCCTATTGGTGAGGAATGTATTTTATTAAGCATTGCTGCGAATTTTCCCATACCTTTAGATGCAAAGTGATTAGCCATTTCTGGCAATTTAGCGACAAATGCGTCGTTACCTATAAGTTTATTAAGAGTTTCCCCAGTTTTAACTAGAGCTTTACCGGAGAAATCAGAGACGGCTTTAGAGCCAGCTCCCAGCCCTTCTCCAAGTCTTATAGCGGCAGCTTCGCCAGTACCCATAGCCTTATGAAGTAGGCTTCCATTGTCTAATAATGACGTTCTAAGCGACTTCTCTGTTAGCTCAAGTCCTCTACTCATGTCGGTCAATTTAGCTTTCAATGCGGTAGCTTGCTCCGGATTAGTTTTAGATATAGCGTCAAACATCTTATCTAGGTCGAGTTGTGCCTCGACTTTAGTAGATTCTGTTCCAATTCTGGAATTTTTAAATATTTGTTGTACTTTCTCTAACGCTCCAGGAGTTTCTAGAAATGATGCAACATTTTCCTGACCTTGATTACCGAATAATTTAGAAAATACCTCAGGTACTTCTTGTTTAGTTTTAGCTAGTAGATCCCCTAATTGTTGATATTCAGGGTTGGCAGCTAGGGATTTTTGTTTTGCTGCAGCTAATCCTTCTGCAGTTCCTAATGGAAGTTCTACCGCCTTCAATCTAGCAATCTTCTCGTTAACCTTAGTGTAGTCGACATTTGCACCTAAAGCTTTTTCTACATAAGATTTATCTGGAGCGACGTTAGCTAATTTTCTTTGTTCTAACTCATTTAATAATTCCTTAATCTTCATAGCTTCAGGATTAGAAGCTAATGCTTCCTCTCTCGAGGCTACTGTAGGAGTAAAGGATTCAATCTTTTGACGGCGAGCACCTAAGTCATCAAGTCGCTGTATAATACTTTCTGCAGTTTCCGGTGCAACAAACTCTTTAGGTAGCTGAGGAATTTCTTCGTTAGGTAGAAGTTTACCTAGCACATCCCGAAAGTTCTGAGCCCTACTAACCGCCAGATCTTTACCTGGCTCGCCAAAGCTTTTTACTGTTGCGATCGTTGCATTCTCAACAAAGTTTTTAGAAATGTCTTTTTTAGGGACAATATTTTTTATGTACCCAGCTTCTATTGTCCTTAATGCTGACCATTTTCGGTTAGCGTCCAATAGAATTTGTTTTAAATCGTCTCTACCAGATTTTTCTATAGCGGCGTTAAAAGCTGAATGTAGATCCTTTTTAGCTGCCCCTTTTGCAGTTAATACAGCATCACTCCCTGTAATTTTTTCTAACTCACGCTTAAACTCTAAATAATCTTTAACTGACGGAGAATCTTTTTGATACGGGGCCATCTTCTTAAGAGCATTTTTCATCTCAAGGGCTGTTATTTTTGTATCATTTTTTAATATTTCAAAAAAGGTGCTCATCGCCTTGGTTGTGTCTACAACTACACCACTTTTTTCTGCTTCATTTTCAACAAAATCATATTGAGATTTTACACTTTTTTGCGCGTCAGTGTGTATATTTTGAATCTTCTCAGCGGTGTCTACCGTTTCCTGCACTATTTTGTGATGTTCTTTGGTATTTGTCGCGATTTGTTCTTGTTTTTGTAGTTCTAACAACTTATCAGTTTGTTTTTCAATATCCTTGAGGTTTTGATTGTATTCAGCTTGGCTTTTCGCTAATAAAGATTTTTCGGTGTCATACGCACCGGAAACTTCTTCTCCGATATGTTGCTCTATAGACTTTTGCGTTGCTTCATAATCAGCTTTAAGAGATTTTAGCTTCGCCTTTTGTCCTTCAGCTCGTTTTTTTAAACCGAGTCTTATAGACTCATCTATTTCTGTCTGTTTTTCACCGATTTCCTTGAGTAATGATTTGACTCTAAGTTCTTCGCCACCTTCTACAGCTTTTAATGCTGGAGTGATTTCTTTTTCAATAACGTTCTGGAGAGATGCAGTTTTAGATGCCAAGGCTTCTTTGCTTGCAATCTTTTCCCCAGCTTTAGCGCGTTTAAATGAATCTATAAGACTTCTAGCACCAGGGGTTTTCTCAACAAGAAATTCTCCAGTACCTTTAAGACCTTTAGCTCCAAGTGAGGCAACTTTAGGTATGGCAGCAATAACAGGGGCCGCAACAGCACCAAGACCAGCACCAATTGCTGTGTCAGCAAGAGCTCCTCCTAGTTCACCTTCAGTTAAATCTGCTTCGGAGGCACCTAACCCAGCAGCAGCACCAATTCCAGCTCCCTGAGCTGCCATTTTTGCAAGCGATGCCCCTTTAGCTAAGTTAAGCCCTGGAATAAACGCTGTGGCTACTCCGCCACCCAGCTCTCCCGCAAGGTATGTGTTTGGGTTGGCATTCTTAGCTGCTTCATACGCAGCTCTAGACTCATCTCTAGCTTGTGTATAAGTTTTATCAGTGAATAGAGACTCAACTCCCGCAGTAGCTTCATCAGCAAACCCTAAAGACGCCCCTTGAGCGGCTCCCCTAAGTGCGGATTCAATTCCGGAAATATCATCAACGGCTTCGGTATTTTTTTTAGAATTCAGATAAGCATCCGGATCAAAGCTCTTTGATGCTAAATATTTATCAGGGTCAAATCCCATTATTTAACTCCGTGCATTTTTAGAATCTGAGTTGCCCTAGGATCATTAGGATTCTTTTTCGCCCAATCGATGGCCTCTTTGTCTTCATTAGATTCGTTCTGGGTTGAGCTGGGAGAAGTTGTCTCTTTATCTGGTAATGCTGGGTTTTTAAATTCCTTAACATTTTTTCCAGCTTTAGATAAATTACCCAAATAACCAGATTTCGCCTTTTCAGTTTCCTTAATTAGTTCCTTTGCTTTTGCTTGAAAATTAGATAAAGAATCGCTCGGCTGTGGCAAGCGACTTTCTAATTTAGCTAATTCTAAATTAGACGCTCCAGCTCCGGTGATTAATTGTCTATATGCATCGGACATTCTTCCTATAGCAGATCTCCAGGCAACTTGCTCTGGCCCAACTAAAAGATCTGGTATTTTAGCATCAACGGGACCAGTCCATTCACTTTTATTACCCAACAAAGACATAGCATTTTTAGCTTGTTCAAGAGTTTTATCAAATTGACTAACTTCGGTGAGTTGTTTATCGGTTAGTTTAGCTTCTCTAGCTAGTTTATCTTCTCTAGCTTGCGTTTTTGCATCTAATGTGTCAGATTTATTGGCCCTTAAAGTATCCATTTTTAAGAAATCATCGGCTAAATCGCCAGATGGATACATACTTCTAAGTTGTGCTGCGGAGAGATTCTCGCCGATATTAATAGGATGCCCTATAGACTTATAGCGCAGCTTAATGGCTTCTCGCAGAGCTTTACTAACTTCACTCTTAGGATCGCCCTCGGCCTCAGAATTCTTTAACTGTAAAGCCGCTTTCTTAAAGTCAATGTCTTTCGCTTGAGCTTCTTTTCTCTGCATGACGTCAGTAACTTTATTATTAGATATAGTTTCGAAATCTTTTCCGATGGTAGGATCTTGCTTTTGATACCCCATACTTTGGCCGGCATTCATTAATCCACGGAAAATAGCCAGGTTATTGAGCTCAGAGTTTCGTTGCTCTTGAGCAGCTTTTAGTTCGTCGATAGGTGAAACTTGAGGAACTGGAGCTACAGGTTCTTCTATCGGTAAAGCCGCCTGTTGCGGGTTAGATCCTGCAGCTTTTATTACCGGAGGTTGAGGCGGCCTGAGAGTCATTAACTTACTCATATCTAATGGTGTATCATTTCTAAGAGGAATAGGATTTAGGTTCTCCCTAGTTGGAGCCCCAATATCGGACATTCCGGGAATACCTTCCATAAGGACATTTTTTGTATATCCGTTATCGTCAACAGGTAATTCGCCGGTGAGTTTTGATAAAAGATCGTCGTATTTTGAATATTGGTTATCGTCTCGCATTACTCATTCCTTTATGCAATGTCACTGTTATACTTCGGATAACCGTTTTGGTTATTAGCCGGAGCCGGAACTTTCAACTTATTTATTTGATTTATAGTATCTTCGGTGCTATCAACAGGATTTTTCTGTCCAAAATAACCGTAGGCAGCTTCGCCTAACGCTGAACCTATACCGGTGTATCTACCAGCCTGAGCTGCTCCAGCATCAGAAATCATCTTAGGCATTCCTGCCCCAGCTTGGTTTTGACCTGTAGCTTTACTCATTTCATTATTAAATCTTTGTTGTAACAAGGCTTTATTATACTGTTGTTGTTGATTAGCAAGATCGATATTTTTATTAGCAATTTCTTGACTATTAGCTAAATTGAATTTTTGTGCAGCATTAGCTTCGCCAACATTACGTTGATTAACTCCGGCTCTTTGGAGGGTGTTAAACTGTTCTCGATTATTAAGACTATTAGCTAAATTTGCCTGCTGTTGGTATTCTTGTTGACCCATTTGTCCAGCTAATGACCCTCCAGCACTCATGGCCTGAAGTGCTCGTTGCATTCCTTGGGCAGCAATGTTCTGTGACTGCTCGGCCTGTCTATTTGCAGCACTCTGAGACTCGATCATTCTTGCCGCAAGTCCTGCGTCGCTACTTCCCATTCCCCTAGCTTCTTGCTGTTCTAACATGGCTTTAAGTCGAGAAGCATTATCAGCTTCAACTTTTCTTTCCATAGCACTAAGCTGAGCTGCTTCTATTGGACTGTATCCTCCACTTTCACCCAATCTTTGGAGAAGTTGAAGATTCTGCATTTGAGCTTGTTTAAGTCTGGGATCTACTTGTATATTTTGATAAGCATCAGCCGAAGCTAATTGCTGGGCTTGCTCTTGTTCTGGTGTTAATTTGCCGCCAGATAGGTATTGGGCTAAGTTAATTTTTTGTAGCTCTATGTCCGGCGTCTGAATCGCGGCAATACGATTCATCATCTCTTTGTATTGAGCTTCGGCAGCACTAGTAGCTCTGTCTTGAGCTGCTCCACCCGCGAGACCTCCGATTACACCGAGAGCGCCCCCTATAGCCGCACCCCAAGGTCCAGCTGCCGATCCGGCTGCGGCCCCCTGAGCCCCTTGCTGTAAAGCCGCATTTCCTGCATTATTTGCCATTATAAGTCTCCATATTAATTAACCTATCGCACTGCCGCGAAAATTATTCCAATCTATAGGCGCTGCGTTAACCACACCATCTCTAATTGAGACATCAGGACCTGCCGAGTTAAAGGCGTCCTTTTCTGCGTCAGTTAAAAACCCGCCGTATCCACCATAATTATTAGCTGCCGAGTACCCACCTTGATATGACTTATCGGCGAGTATAGTTTTAAGTAATTTTGATACTTCTCCGGCAGCATATTTAGACCCGCCTCCGTGAGTTCCACGAGCAAGCTGTGCTGCGGCACTCTCAGCGTCTGACATGTGAAACACTTTATCTGGGGTGGTAATTCCGCCTTCAACGTTGGCGACGGTGTTGTAGCCTTGTTCATTAGCAAGATTTGCTGCGCTCGAGCGTAACCTATCTAATGCAACAGTACGTTTCCAATCGGTGTCTCCTCCTCCTGCTTGAGGGGCTAAACCATGATCCATACGAGTTACAGCATTAACATAAGATCCTGCAATACCGCCAAGTCCTTGACTGTCTCCGCCGCCCTGAGTGAATCCCCAGTTTTCATTATTAGCTAAATACTCAGCTAAGTTAGCTTGTGCTGTGGCGTTTTCTTGTGTGCCGCCGACCTCGATACCTTGAGCATACTTAACAAACTTATCCTGTGCTTCTTTAAGCTTGCTAGCTAAATCACTTGAAACCGCTTTAGTGGACAGATCGCTAGCTTTATTTACTAATGCTGTGTCTCCTCCGGAAAGGGCTTTTAATGCGTTGGCATATGCAACGTCTTTATCTATGGCAACATCTTGCATAGAATTAGCTTGAGCTAATCCACCAAGATCTGCAACTTGACCTAATCCTAAAGTATTGAGATTGTAGAGGCGTTCTCCACCTTTTAATCCTATCATATCAGCAAATTTCTTTTGAATCGATTGAGCAGATTCTCCAGCTCCTGGAGTTAGTTTAGCCCATTGAGCTTTAGCCCAGTCAGCCTGGTCTTGTCGGGCTTTATTGATATCACCCTGAAGTCCGGTGAGTCCTTGACGCATAGCTTCTTGTGTTCCAGTTAAACCTGTTTGGATGCCAGAAGATACATCTTGTCCGCCACGTTGCAATTCCCGATTTTGTTCGGCTAAATTACCCAGTTTGCTTTGCGCTTGCTTAGTGAAGTCTGAATATCCCTGTACTTTCTGTTTTAACGCATCCAGCTGCCCGCCAGACTGCTTTTGAAGAAAAGCCTGGTCAAGAGCCGTTGTGCCACTACCGTACCTATTACCGCCAACAAGCTCTTTTAATAGGCCCGAACGTCCAGTTTCAGTTTGTAATTGCTGCGCTCGTTGCTGCTGATTTTGCTGTAATTGCTGAGCCTGTTGCTGAGCTTGTTGCTGACCGAAGTTAGCTTTAGCTGTTGCCTGCTGAACAGTTTCGCCAGTTCTAAAACCGGTAAAGTCTTTAAGCTTATTGGCATCGTTGGCGATGTTTACAATATTCTGGTTTTGGTTGCGCTGAGCTGTAGTGTAATCAGTGCCATATCCCTGTTGGTTTGCTGTAGGGCCGCTGGAGATGTAATTACCTTGGGGTGCGGCTATGGATTGTAGGTAGCCTTGACCCTGTTGGAGAACCCCTTGGCCTTGCTGTGTTGCAGTTTGTGCGCCACTTAATTGCTGTTCTGTACCACTTTTTTGTGTTCCGAGTTGATTGGATACATTCTTTTCGACAGTGGATGCTATATTTTTACCAGCTTGCTGATTGGCATTTAAAAACTGTCTAAGATTGGTGAATGACTGCTGCTGGGGCTTTGGATTAGCTCCAACAAATGCGCCGCCCTGACCGCCTGAAGTATAGGCTTGGCCAGAAGAAAGGTCCTTAGAATTACCTTCATCTTGCTTAGTAACTGTGCTCACTTAGCTCTCCATCTTATACTATATATGTTTTTTAGCCTATTAAAATTAAGTTTAACGTAAAGCGCTTATTTGCGGGCAATCCTGACACACTTAACACCTTGATAACACTACCGGAAATGGAATATGATATAAAGGGTGCCCCAGATACCGCCGTGGTGTCTGTGTTATTTTGAGCACTTACACAAATAATACCTTTAAGCTGGCTTGAAAGTGTATACTTTATCTCAGTAGTAACTGAAGGAACCCCATTAGCATCCACAGTTACAGTGACACTCTTATATTGCTGATTAAGGTTGTCAAAATCGATGTTATTGTTAAATGCTGAGACGATCTGCTCAACCAAAGGGTTAATTACAAACGCTAGTTTCTCGATTAGGTCTTGATTATCCTTATCGAAGTCTTCTTTAATTAACCGCTTTAGATTGGTAACTTTCATTATCTATACATCCTATCTGAAGTAGACTCATATGTATAAGATATTCCAAGTACGAGGTATTTGAACATTGCTACAGTGTGTTTAAACCTAGCTTTAATGTATCGGCAACGCTGTTTTTGTCGTGGAATAAGAGTCCTGAGAGGGTAGCTAGTACCTTCTCCGCCCCAGGCAGTATCACCAAATACAGCAGCGCCCCAGTTGCCACTGCCGTCCATACCGAAATCGATATCTTCGAAGTTTCCACTTAAGTCCGAAGCATAACCGATGGTGCCAGCAAACAAGCCATTAGACTCAAGCATTAGAGTACCTTGGCGTATGTGCTTACCCATTGTAGGATCGCCGAAGTTTGTGGGAGCCCAGATAACACTAGATGATATTGCTTTATAGTGAATTACATCGCCGAGCACATAAGAACTCTTATACGCAGGAACAACCTCATTAACTCCCTTATTCACAAATGACACCAGGATGTCCACTTCAGTTGAACCGGTTGAACTTTTATATGTATTTGTTTCAAAGACGGTAGATGCATTCAAAGTTGATACGATTGTATTAAATTTGGTTTGTAACATCGCACTATCTTCACTTACAGCATTACTAATAACTAGAAACCCTGCGTCAACACCTTGCAACTGGGCAAGTAATGAATTTAGTGAAGTCATTAGAGACGCACCTGCGGTAATTTCTTGAAGACCGGTCAGTACCCCACTAGGATCGGCGTTTATTTTACCTATCAAACGATTGAAATGACTTAATGTTAGATATTGCTTTTGTACAAGCATATCACCCTTGGCGATGTTTGCCGCATTGTCAACAAATACTCCGTCAGTGCTTATTGCCGTCATTATTCTGTTATATTGACGATCCGCGTAGTCTCTAGATGTTAGGGTCTTTCTTTCAACCTCTAAAGCGTTTATATCAGCTGCTCCCAAATAGAGCTTATTTTTTGCAGCGTCGACTACTCCACATCTGTGGGTAACATTCCAAGATGTCCAGCACTGAGTGAAGGTATTGTATCTATAACACCTAGTAGCATAGGTATCGGTGTTCTTTTTTTGTACGAAAAGGAGATAGCTTCTGTCTGCTTCGTAAGTAACACCAAACGCTATTTTAGAGAAGTCTTGGAAAGATGGTGCAGTTATTGCATTTATAAGGTTTTCTATGGGTCTAGAAATAATACCAACCCCAGTTTCACTTATAGTGCTAATACCTTGTGTTGTAAGACAGTATATTTGATTGTTCAGGATTGCAGCTGTATCTGGTGCGCTTATTGATGCGCTATTATCAAAGATTGTGACGTTAAAAGTTGCTGTGTTATACCCCGTTAGACGGTATATGGCTTCTTCTTTTAAAATGAATAAGCTATCTTTTAATGCAACAATCCTAAGAATTGCTTTATTTTTAGGTCCTACAGTTAAACTATTAGTTAAAGGCACTGCTTCTGGCTGACCATTCTTAGAAAAGTACACCTTATTTGCTGCCACATCGTTCTCAGCAGAAACATAGGTAGTAAGGTCAGGATTAAACATCTTACCAAAACTATCATCGTTTGTACCATTAGTTGCAATTAAATCGAACGTTATTGAATCTATACTTTTAGACTCAAAGTTCATTTGCCCGGGAAGATCAACGGGACCAGATGTATAATACGCATTTACTAGTCCTGAATTATCCCTATTCATGACGTTAACTAGTGAGCGAGCGCTATCCTCAATACTCACTGAAGGACTTAGGTATGTAGACAGTCTAACGAAGTTCTTTGTTGCGTCCTCACCGTAGCCATCCTGAGTCTTTGTAATAGATACAGCAGGAGTTCCCACCATAGTACCGGATAACACATCAGTCACTTTACCGCTAGATGCCGTTGATATAGTGAGCGTGTTTCCTGTAGCATCTACAGTAAAATCGCCAGTGGCAATTAATACAGATTGAATTTCTAATGCAACTTGTGCATCTGTCGCACTTTCAGGAAGATTGGTGAGATCGATTTTAATGTATACCCGGTCACCATCTGAGGGTTGTACCGCAGAACTATTTTTAATTACGTACGCAATGCCAGCTCCACCAGAATCGAAATTGATAGGATTGACATTATCCAAAGACAATTGAAAATCATTAGCGGTTTTATTTATTACATAGTAATCAATATCAAACGCTAATTGAGTAGGAAGGCCCGTACTATCATCTCTGAAATGGATTTGATCTCCATTAGAAAATGGATGAGAGTTTATTGTAACTTTGTCACTTCCACCTACGATATCAGTAGTGCTATTAATTGGGATATTAACACCTTTGGATATCCAGAAAGTATATTTTACTTTATCGTCGTATGAAGTAAATCTGAAGTAATCGGCATCAGGAGTTAGAGCTTTGGTTTGGGCAACAAAGCTCCAAACTTCAGGCTTACCAACTAAGAAGTAGCGTCTAACAATCTCGTCAACTGTGGCTCGGTTCTTATATAGATCCAAATGCGACTTATATACAGTGGCTCCACCAAGTAAAGTAGTGACAGTTGTAGAATTAGTGATGTAAATTTCCGTAGCGGTAGGGGCAGGAGATGCGAGCACGACATACTGTCCATCGATATTAGAACCACCTAAGGCTATGTAGTCACCAGCAACAAGATTGTGTGCTACTGAGAAAGTTAGCTTCGTTGTGCCTCCAGAAGGTGCAGCAAAAGATAGAACGTCTTGTTTTTTGACATTATCAAATCCTAAAAATGATAAAGTTTGTTTATAGGCAGTACGAGTGTTGGCATAAAATGCAACGTTTTTAAATAATGCAATATCCGCTGCCACTGGGGGACGATTGTTGCTTTGGGCGATACCTTCCCCGGAGTTTTCATTGGTGTAGAGAGGAGTGCCGGTATTACGAAGCTCTTCAGTTTGACTGTCATTAACTGAGATAACATTAGTTGCGGAGTCGTAGTCGTACCCCTCAACCGCAAGGGTTGCTGTGGGGCTGAATGGAGCCTCAAATACCAGCTTCATTTCATCGCCACTGCCATCAGTGGCCGCAACGTTCGTTCGATATACACGGAAATAGTAGTCAGTAGTTATGCTAGATGGAACTGTGAAGTCTATATTGACATTTCGATATGACCCACTAGTATTAGATATTACAGCTCTCGCAGAAGGCGCCCCTTCGATTAGGTTGGTGTTGATATCCTTAGTATACCATGTTACACGGTAGGCAACGTCTACATTACTAGACACTAAATCGGAAGAACCGTCGGTATTTGTGTTGTATAGAGGTCCAAAAAAGCCATTATTGGTTGACAGGTCTAAAGTTAGGTTACACTCGAATGCCGCAATACCTCCGGCATCAGAAACGTAGTAGTCACCCAATCCGGCAATCTTTTTAATGCCATCAGCGGTAGTGACATAGAGGCCACCATTTACTTCGATAGTTTTAAGTCTTAGACCGTCTGAAACAGGATTAAAGATAAAGTCCTGAACGAGAGTACCTTGACCTGTGGTGCCGGTAGTGAAAGTAATGGCGCTGCCATTTACCGTGGCGGAAATGCTTATTGTATTTGTGGTTTTAGCAATAACATAATAGAACGGTGTAGCAGGATCGCCAGAAGCGACTGTAATATTGCTAGCGCCGGCTATGTCAGTAAAGAATACAGTGTCACCGATGTCTAACTTATGATTTAATGTGTTTATTACATTCTGACCGGAAGTTATGCTGAATAGAGATTTTTTTTTAAAGGTACGGAATTCGTCAGTTTCAACAACCGTTTGATATGCAATTTTATTACCATAGTTTACTAGAATATGGTCTTTGAATGTCATTATCTGTCGTATTTCATCTGGGAATGATGAAAATGTATAAATACCTCGACGGGGCTCTATAATGCCATCTTTGTCGATGTTAACATTAGTCGCCTCAAACAAACTTCCTTCAGGAATTGCTGAAATGAAATTTGAGAAAGTTTGCAATCCGCGAACTTTATTAATATTAGCTACCGGCATTTATCACCTAACAAATTTACGAGAATTTCTTAGCGGACTATGTATATTATTTATTTTTAAAGGAGCACCTTCGACCCTGGAATCAAGGATTGATCCGGTATTTACTTTCATTTCCTCTAAACGCTGAAGGGCATTTTGCAGACCTTGAGTATCACCCATGGCCTCTAAGCATTTCATTGCTGCACGTTGTGCCAGCATACCGACAACCTCTTGAGGCACTTGAGGAATGATTGTTTCCTCAGGTAATGCCACGACGTCACCAATCTGTAAACTAGACGGCAAACTGTCAAATGTCAGGACTAACGAACTAGTCGTTGGAACTGTAGATGAAACCCCTTCAATTATAATTAATTTATGTGGATTTGTAATAGAGGTGACATCAAACATCGTCTGGTTAGCAAATGCAGCGGGAAAATTATCTAGCGTAATCGTATTTAGAGTTCGATCAAATGCCGAAACTCTAGCGGTTCTGCTCTCAGCAACTAGACTATTAGGTCTGTCGTAGAACACGATATCTAGGAATCCGCCTATTCCAGAGGTGTCGGTTGGCGGGGAATTAAATACAATCGAACTTCCTTGAATGGAAAAGGTTCTTAATGTATTAGAACCGATTCCAAAGTTGTTATACTGGAAATAAGGTTGATCTTCGACAGAAATCCTAGTGAGTTCAAACAGATTACCGTTTGCGTCTTTAAGTCTTACTTCTCGAAGTTTATTACCCATCGCTCTATGGGGTATGTCGTAGCTAGTCTCACCAATAATAAAAGGAATAGTAACGGTTCTTAAATAATAGTCCTCATGAAAGGAGAGAACATGAGGAACTACACCTATATTCATCTCTTCATTTAAGATTTCAAGAAAGTCATCTTCCGAGAACGTATTCTGATTTTGAGGCAAAAACGCACGGCGCATGACACTTCTTATTAAACTTTTAGTTGTCTGGTAAGTAGCCAAGAGCTAACCCCTATCAACGGTAGATGTTATTTTAACACTTTGCTTTTTTGAGAGCCATCAAACGCTCGATTTCAGCGTCGATTTCCTCAGGAGACATTTCAGAGTCTTCGCTAAGTTCTTCTTCAGGACTTTCCATCTCTGAAGATTCTTCCATTCCAGGAAGCTCTTTTTTAGCTAAGATTTCTTTAGCTTTCTCAAGTCCTTCTTTAAGATGCTCAGGATTGTCAGCAGCAACGGTCACTTTAGACAGTCCGCCCTTCAATCCGTCTTTCATCATATCAGAGGCAATGCCTCTCATATCACTAAGAGCTTTAAGCTTAGCTTCTTTTTTCTCAGGACTTTCTTGTTTCTTTTTGCCCAGAAGGCTCTTTAGGTCGCTCATTTATTCTCCTTTAAAATAAGTTAATTATACGCTGAGAGTCAAACTTCGGAATTTCATAGTTCCGCCTTCAGTGTCAGCATTAGTGTATCTGATCTGACCTGCAGAAGTGATGTCAAACACTACTAGTGACGCATCGCCAGTGCTTACTTGGTCCATAACCCAAGAAGAAGCCTTTTGAATACCGGTGAGTTCGAACATCTCATACAATCCTGTTACTGAATTTGTTACAGAAACATAAGTTTTAAATCCTCTTACGGTTCCGTTAGCAAAAGCAAGTCCAGTTACTGCTGTAGGCGATCCAACTGAAGCTGAAAAAGTAAATGAAGTTTCATTGATATCTCCAGCTGAAGCAATTGAAACAGACGCCCAAGAGGTGTTTGTTCCATTTGTTTGAAGCACTTTACCGTTGTTGCTTCCTTGAGAAGGCAAGAACGCATTCAATGCGGCATTGGCTGTAGTTTGACCGCTACCACCCTTAGCAATACCAAGTGTACCACCGATATTGTCCAAAGTCAAGTCAGATTCAGAAACATCGACAGTTGGATTACCGGCGACTCCATCGCCATTAGAAACGCTTATTTTAGAAGAACCTGCAGTAAGAGTTCTTCCTGCGAAGGTGTCAGCTGCGGTTTGTACCAAAATACCGTTAGTGTTATAAGCGGCTAGAGCGGTAAGAGTTGCATCTAATCCTTGTTTATTACCTAATTGTGTTTGTATGGCAGAGGTTACTCCGCTAAGATAACCGAGTTCGGTAGAAGTAACGCTTGTTGCACTAACAACACCTGAAGCATCAGATGCTAATGCTCTACTTGCGGTAAGAGATGCTAATTTATCAAGGGCGATAGCCGCTGAAGCACTAATATCAGCATTTACGATGCTTGTTCCAAGATTTAACTTAGAGTATGCAATAGCGGCAGAGGCTGAGATATCAGCATTAACAATTGAAGTACCTAAGTTTAGTTTACTATATGCAATTGCTGCGGCAGAGTTAATGTTGCTATTAGTAATAGTATCACTAGCAATTTTAGATCCAGTGACGGCGCCGGCTGCAATTGTAGTGGCCTTTGACTGTGAACCAGAAGCAGCACTAGCTGTAACATCCCCGGTCAATTCATTTATAGCATTGACTGTAACTACACCAGTTTGGCTATTAACAGAAACAACAGCATTACTATTTACAGATTTTTCCCAGATAGAGCCGCTGTACATTACCCAGTCGCCAACTGCGAAAGTGATATTACCTGATCCGTAGTCTTGAGTTCCTGCAACACTTACAACATAAACATCCCCAGCATTTCCTGTACCATCAACAAGGGTAGGACTGTTTGTTGTTGCATTATAAGTACCTTTGTACTCCATAACAGAGTTTGGAAGTTGGGAGGCAGGGATCTTTCCTCCACCATCTAGAGTGGCGATACCACTGTTAGCTCCCAATTGATCGTATCTAAGAGCGTCACCGTTGGCACTTGGAGCACCTAATCCTGTGATTTTATTGCCGCCCATAGCTTGATCGCCGGTGTATGCAACTGACCCGTCTTTTTTAATTACATCGGCATCCGCAGCTTTATTACCCAATTGAGTTTGGATTGATGATGTTACTCCGCTAAGATAGCCGAGCTCTGTCGTGCTGGTTGCTGACTGAGACACATTACCAGAACCGTCTACTTGCAATGCCTTACTTGCCGTCGCATTAGGAAGAACTAGCGTGCCTTGTACCTTTATATCGCCTTTAAAATTTTGAGCCATTGTAGCTATTCCTTATTTTGTTATTGGTTTATACGATAATTATTTTTCCAGCAAATCTTAAATCCGGCGTTCCTGGCACTCGGAAAGATACATCCCCGCCAGGAGTAACTTTTATTTCATCGGGCATTACAGAGAGATAATTTCCCGTGTCTAGTTCAAATATCTCAATTATTGGAGAGGTTCCTAGAGCGTGAGTTCCTGCGGTTACAGTGATGGTATAATAGTCGCCAGAGAGACTTCCCCAGTCGGTAGTGGCATTGAACGCGAGGGAATACTTAGTAGCAGGCCCTCCGCCTCCTCCGCCTCCAGAAGACCCAACAAGGTCTAAATTCCCTGTTTCAGGGTTAAAGCGATAGCCTGCCATTTACACGATCCTTTCTACACTTGATAATGTAGCTTTTGTTCCATCTGTATATATAACCCGTAACACCATCAGTAATACGCTATCATCTAAATAAGAATAGTCTTCAGTAACTGAATCGACTAAAGTAACTGTAATTTTATGTCCAGCCTTGCTTGTGACAAAGCTTCCAACGGCAAGAGTGTTATCCTGATCGTTGAATGCCAGTCTTAAAGCGTTATCACTACTTTGTTGTGACGGGGATTTTGTACTAGCGTTGGACACAGACAACTCCTAATAAGATTAATAAAAAAACATTAATTATCGCTGAGATATTGAGTCTTTTTGCGTATACATTGGCACGTTTTCGTTCTTCTAGTGCTCGCTCAATATTCTCAACATTAACGATGCGTTCTACATGCACTATTTTCTCTACAGGAACTTCAATCATTACGGGCTTTTCAACTGTAACGATTTTTTCAATAGTGACAATCTTCTCTACAGGAACTTCAACAATTTTCTCTACTGTCACAATCTTCTCGACTATTACTTCCCGATCTACCGGTACTTCCTTTATTACAATCTTTTCAATTTCCTGTACCACAGGAACATCAACATAGACAACCGAGGGCTCTACTGGAGCTAAAAAAGACACAGACGCTTCTGTCGGAATGACTATATCCGCAACTATTGCGGCTCTAGCTCTCTTATTTTTGTCACTTCCGTATATAACTCGACCCATTTTATTCCTTATACAGCCTGAATAACGATGTTTCCAGCAAGTCCCGTCACTTGGATTCTTCTAGCGCAAATTGTCATAGGCGTAGCTGATGCTGGAGTGATAGTAAACCAAACAGCTCCGCTATCAAGAGGAGACACCTCAACTGTTGTTGCAGATCCATATAGACAAAGGGTTTTCATCCCGACGCAAGAAGTGATGCCATCGGCGCTGATAACCGCATTATCTGGCTTAGTAAGAACATTATCACCATCGGCTGCGTCAAGTTCTATTGAAAACGTTGTACTTGAAGCTGGAATAGTCATTATAGCGTTGTCTGTTTCGCTATAAATCTTCCTCATTATTAATTCGCCGGTAAGATTTGTCGTACTCATTTATCACCTTTTAATAATTTACGAAGTTTAGGAAGTGTCGCTTTTTCTGGAAGCTTTTTTCCCTTAGACGCTTTATCGTATTCTTTTACCATATCCTCAGTGATTCCAGCTTTTTTAGCTCCGGAACTATGAAAAAACTTGCGTTGTTTATCCGAGGAATACGGCATCTTATTTTATCCTTCTGGAGAGAAGATACTGGCGCTGTTCAGATTTATCAGCAAGATCCGCAAGGAGATTCAGCGTACCCTGAGAAACTCCAGATTTAGCAAGCTCTTCTATATGTGAACAGAGCTCATTCTCCATTTTGTACAGGTGAGATAGTGCCGCCTTGTTATCACCAACTTCTTCTAAGTGGGAAGCGGCAAGTACCGCGATCTGCTTTAAATTGCAAGGCTGCCCCAATCCGATAATACGCTCAACAACTGAGTCATAGTGACCATCATATGCTTCGTACAAGTCGCTCAGAAAAGCATGATCCTGGAGAAACAATGGACCTTTTGCTAAATTGTGAGCATTGTGCGCAAAGAGATTCATATGTTTTAGGAGGGTAGCAAGTTCTTCCATTTTAATTACCTACCCTGTAGCCACTGAATCGGTTAATAGTGGCACCCCCTGTGGCAGTTGGTGTTCCAGTTGGTCTGACATCCACATAATCACCGGCAAGTAGGCTTATGATTGTTGACCCGTTCCCAGCCATTGCCGCAGACCCGTTTCCACATTGCAGAACTAAGCTTCCATTTTTATATAGGCACAAAGAAAAATCACCGCCGGTATAAACAGTTGAGGCAAAGAAATATTTTCCGCCTATTGGCGCTGTAAATTTACCGTTTGCAGTAGAATAAGCTCCATGCGAATCATGGTCTTTTACGGAAAACACAAATGGAGTTGATGCCGAAGCTGCTGTTGTGCTTGTTGTAGCTGCGAAAGTCACTGATTCACTTGCAGCAATAACACTTGGGCCAGAAAGACGTTCTACTGAGAGAGTACTCCAGCTGGTCCCACTAACTGCAGTCAATGTACTAGCCGAGTTATTTCCTACTCCATACAAGTAAATTTCAATGTAGTCTCCAGCAACACAATCGACTTCATCTGCTATAGGTAAATAAAATGTGGAGGCTGCGGGGGGGTATGCTGTTGGTCCATAGCAATACACCGAACCATTTTTATAAATAACTAGCTGATAAAGAGAATTTAGAACGTTTGTAGCTGCAATCGCAATGGTGCTTTTTACTGAGTATTTTCCCGCTACTGGAATTGTATATTTATTTGAACCTAGTCCCGCATGTGTATCAAAAGACCTAGTATCAAAATTTATCTTTACTGCACTATTGTTAGGGTTGATGCCGGTTTGGTTAGCCGACAAATAGCCTCGCATCGCCACAACTCTTGTGTCTGTGTCACTAGAAAGCTGGACGTTGGATGACCAGCCGACGATTGGAACGGATAGTTCAATCCAGATTCTATCTCCGTTGGCAAAAGTGATTGGAGCTGCTTGAGAGACTGAAGTGTCCCCGGGGGCTGAACCGTAGGCAAAAATCTCTACGGCTGTGGTGCTAGAATACGCCACTGTCCCAAGACGATAGTATAATGTTCCACTATCTAATATTCTAACCGTTCCTAGGTTCATGTGCTGTACTGTGGCACTTAACAGTTTCGCAGTATCCATCGTCATGCCAGAAGGTAGATTGACGGTTAGTGTAGCGGAAGTAGGCGCACCTGATAAATATACCTGAACGGAAATCTTAGCTGTATCTCCTACTCTTTTCCAAAATCCGGTATACGTTGTATTTGTGGACCAGCTCCCTGTAGGTGTAAAGCTAGTCAAATCAGTGATTGCCGCACCATTAGTCACAATTTGTGGCCCAACGCTGAAATTATCAAACTGCAAGGTGTAGGCACTGGCACTGGTAGAAGCTGTGTGAACAATCAGGCGGTAGCTAGTGCTGTTTGAGGCAGCCTGAAAGGTTGCTTTTTGCGACATTGATACCGCAGCATTCTGGATTGTGTACCCAGCAGGCTGAATCAATGCTGCATTAGTGACGTCATAAATCCAGATAGTCATGTCCGAGTCTGCGTAGGTTCCAGAGGATACAAGGTAGTCAAAGCTTATTTGCAGCACTTTAGCTTTATCAGATGCGTCTATAGTGAAGTCGTAGGAGAAGCCTTCTGATTGTCTATTTGCTGCGGACTTGGTCCATAGGAAAGAAGCTGTGCCTCGAAGAGGGCTAGATGTACTACGAGTAAAAGTTGAACTCGGAGAGCCTCCGGTGCCGTCTACAGGGCTAGTACCAGCAGCATCAGCATAAGTCGCCCATCCGGCAGTGTCGGCCTCAGCGTCTGGATTAGAAGACAGGTAGTTGATCCCGCCAGAGAATGTCGCCCAAGCAGGAATTCCGCCAACAGACTTTAATACTTGACCAGAACCACCCACAGGCAGCCTTGCTGGAGTTGAAGCTCCAGAAGCGTATATCATGTCTCCAGTGGTAGTGGTTAGTGCCTTGGGGATTTTTGCATCTAATTGTGTTTGTACTGAAGAAGTTGCATCTAGATAACCTAGTGTCGTGCTTGTAACAGCAGACTCAACGATAGCTCCGGCTGTGCTCACAACGACCTTATTATTAGTAAGAGCTGTAGAACTGTTTGTTCCGCCCTTAGCTACCGGCACTACATTATTATACGTTGTAGCACCTTGGGTGCCGGCTATGTCTCCAGCCAAAGCTCCTGAGAAATTTACAGCGGTTCCTGCGCTATACGCCTGGTATCCTGAAGCGTTACCGAGGTTTGTGTCGTCCTTAATGAAATACATAGTGGCGGTGTCGGTTTGATATACAGTGTCGCCATTTTGTACTGTAGCTGTGGTAAGTGTGAATCGTGCGGTTTGATCTGCAACAACAACAAGGCGCTCTAAAGCTGCCGGAGGCATCTGAGTGGTGGGAACAAGACCATTAACGTCTAACGATGCATATCCACTAGCAATACCTTTATTTGAGCTAACTTCTTTACCGTTTAATTGCGTTTGGATGGCTGAGGTAACACCATTAAGATATTGAAATTCGGTGTTATCAACCGTACCGTTGGCGATCTTAGCAGCATCAATAGCTGCGCCAGATTTAATGTCAGCATTTTCAATGTTTGTAATGGTATTTGTGTCTGCGTCAATCGACTTATTAGTGAAAACATCTCCAGTGGCTCTACCGACAAGAGTGTCTGTAGCGTCAGGAAGAGTGACTGTACGGTTGCCAGTTTGTGAAGTGGTGACTGTTGTCTTCGTATTTGTACTGCCCGAAACACTCAGTTCCAAGGCTTTTGTGCTGTCTGAATCATTGAGGATTCTCAGACCTTTTAGAATTTTTTTAATATCTAATGCCACATTTGCTCCTTAAGCGAGTGTAGAAATTGATTTAAACTTAATTGTTCCAGCTACACCGGTAGATGTGCTCGTATAAGTTACTTGACCTGTTGTATCATCTATATTTAGAGACACACCTAAATCTGTGCTACTAGACGCGTCTATAATCCTAGACATTTTCCATACGCCATTGTCATATAGAACATCGAGTGTGCCAGATTCATACAAGGTATTTCTTTTAATTTTGTAGATTATTTTTGCAACTTGTGTTACAGATGATGAAAATTGAAGACCGGCAACATTTCCTGAAGCGGCATCATTAAATGGTGATTCTGTAATTGTAATTGTACCTTCAGGAGCGACAGTTCCGAGAACATCTGTAACCTCTGACGCCCAGTCTGTTGCATCTGCACCCCAAGTACCAGCTTCCTGGCCTTCGGAGGCGTAATTAAATGTAACGCCGTTTACCGTTAATTGTGGCAAAGTGAGTTTCCTCCGTCTACTATATATGTTTTTTCATACAACAGAAACGATGTACAATGAAAAACAGTAATAAATCCGCTTAGATACAGGATATTCCGTACAACTACATGTCAGCTAAAAGAAAATGGGCGTCAACTATAAAGTTCAACTCGGCGGTACCACAATTACTATCGACGCAGCTAAATCAATCCTGAATTGTCGCCGGATTCTAGGGGGGGGGGGGTTCCTGCTGCAAATAGACGCTATCTTTAAGACACCTTATCTCAGCATGGGCCGGATTATCGGGCACAGGGTCCTCAACTGCCACAAAAGAATAACTAACAGTTCCTTCAATATATTCTAATGGAATATCCCTTACATAAAAAGAACAAACTCCGACGGGAGAAGGTCTTCCGATTAAAACGTCCTCCGGTTCACAAAGACTTGCTCTATTGACTGAAATATTGGGAAATCGAAGCCCCGAGGCCGCAACTCTTCCGTCTTTATCCAATTCCCGAAAAGCCCTGTATAAATTTTCTGAAGGAGATAAATTAGCCAACAACCGCCCTTAGTGTGCCAAGATGAGTTTGAATCGCTGATATAAAGTCTACTCCGGAAATTTTTTGTTCAATCATATCCACTGAAGATACAGATTTACCATTATAAGTAAGAGTGTATCCAATTTCACCATCATTATAACATTCAACAAAAACACCAAATTGATTATTTTTAAACTGAATCATAACTCCACCCTCGACTGAGGGCTGGATGTCATAAACTTCCCGATTGACAGCTTCAAGTATTTTATTAGCATTGGTGATTGACGTATCTGATGGTTTAGGGGAGCCTTCTAGGCTCCAATCATTAGATAAATTTCTCATCTGTGTCAAATTCATACTCTACCTCACTCTCTATCATAAAACATTATCCATAAAAACTCAAGCATATTCGACTTAAGGCCTGACCCTCAGTAAACTCAAACGTTATCCGATAATATGCACATCATTCCCAAGCTGCTAGAGGTCTCAGTAATAGAAGAGGCTGAGCTTCTATGAAAGGGGGTGATATAAGGTGACTAACGGACTGAAAAAGGCCCTAGTTTTGCTAGGACTTATCCTGGACATCTTTAAAAAGTTAACTGATTTAATCGGTTAAACCTTTACCTCTACATAAGAAGCACCTTGTGTAGGGGATTTTTATTATCATATCACAACCATCAATCTTCTGTCAAATCTGTCACTTAAGTCCTATCCATGGTTTCCAGTTGTAACCGGACTATATTCTCGTCGAGAGGCTCGTTACATTGCTTGGACTGCTCCTCTAATGTTTTTTCTAAAAGAGTCTCCAAGGCTTCTTCGACAAGGATAGACTGGCGGGGAAACATCTTCCTGTCCATAAACATGGAGATTATTTTTTCAGCTCTCTTAGTTAGATATGCACTTTTTTTCTTCATTTTTTCCTTACGGCTTAAAGAACCGGCTCTTACCCTCAGTAAATGACCCATAAGGAACACATTGACAGTGTAACCAGCCCTTTGTATCTAACTCTGCCCAAATTCCATATTCAGCAAGCTTATCCTCATGGGCCTTAGCCCAAGCGTAGAGGCTCCCGTCTGGGTCAGCGAAGTCTACGGCAAGTCCAAAGAGATGCTTCGACTTCATAGGAATTTTACTCTGGTCAGTGATGCCTTTAGCTGCGTAGATTCGGAGGTGGTCTTGAATGCTTCTATAGGGTGAAGTGACTCGCATGGGCTTACCGTAGTCAGCTCTGAACTTATTGACGCATACTAGCAACTCTTCCAAGTTGTGCTGATGGGAAATTGGCACTTCTGCGACTGTGTGGTTTCCAAGAAGCTCTTTAAATGTAATCATTTTCCACCTTTAGCATAGGCTTTTATAATGGCTTTCTTCTCTTCTTCAGATTTTCCCATAGTGAGAAGGTTTTCGCCATTAGAATCTTCGCACCATCCACAGGAAGGACATTTCTTCCACCCATATTCTGGGTGATATTGACCAAAATCAAGTAAATAGCCCACACACACCGGGCATATATTATGTGGGGATTTCATAGTATATATGTTTTTTATTGACAAATTGCCTAGATTTGATAAAATAACCATGGAGGTAGCATGATATATTATCCGCCTGGGAAATGGAGTGTTAATAATAAATGGATTATTAATGGGCCTACCGCAGATGAGTATGACTATTCCAGTGATGATCCGCCTCCGATATTGCCTAGAGGCCATGTTACTATGTGTACTTGTGGCTGCCATAAGACTTTTGGAGAGGATTGTCCTAAAGACTTTCATTCAGATTGGTGTGAATTAACTATAAAAAAGGAGAACCCATGAAACATGTAATATCATTTAATTTGCCAGAAGAACGAGAAGAGCTACAGACGTATATGAATGGTCCTAAATTGAGCTCTGTTATGTTTGATTTTGAGAATCAAGTGTTAAGAGGAAATATTAAGCATGGTCTCAGTGAGGATGCTATCCGCCAGTTGGATATTTCTTCTCCAGAAGAACAAGAAGAGGCCGTTCGTGTATTTGAATACATCCGGTCTAAATACTTCGACTTAATGCGTGAACACGGGGTTGAGTCGTGAGCACTAAAAAGCTTCGTCCATTAGGACAAGTTACCGAGGATTTAGAGGTAGTGTTAAATGAAATGGTGAGTGGACATGAATTACAAGCACAGGAAATCGTTGCCCTGGTCTACTACCACTTGAAGACGCATCGTCCAGACTGCTTTCCTAACTATACTGATGGGTCTGTATTACACATGGATATGTATCCTATTAAGGATGACGCATCTTAGTAAAGATGTCATAAAGAGCATCAATAAGAGCTATTAGGCAGGAACACCTGGAGCTGTGCGGGGAGTGTAAATCTGCCCGTGCGTGAGCGTAATCCAGTTGCTAGCCTGATCGGTATAGATCGTGAGGGTTACTTGGTGGGGCTGTAGGTCCCAAGGCTTGCCTGTATAGCCAAGATTTTGCCACCTACCTCGATATTTAGTGCGTTTAATGTCGGCATATTGAATGCGATCTGCGACGAAGGCTACGTCCATTGAATTTTTATGCATTAGGTGTTTCATTGGTGATCCTTTTTGATTGTATTATAATGATAATTAGACGAGAAGTCAACTCTTTTTAGAGTTTTTAAAAACAACCCGATATTTTCCACAATCGTACACTCGGTAAAGATTATCTAATTTAGCATGTTCATGTTCGGTCATACCTTCAGGAGTATTTACAAGTCCTTTTTTTCTGGATTGTTTACTTATACTTTTACAAGTTCTTACATTGTAATAAAAATAATCTTGTCGAAGAATAGCCTCCACCTGCCAGCCAGCTTTTTCCCATTTTGATGAATTTGTTAATCTTCTGTCTATCCACGATATAAGATCTCCATGGATAACCGATGCATAACTTGCTAATTTACTCATTCCGCCTATAATGTTATAATTAAATTTATTGACAAATCGAGTTAATACTATTCTAGGATCAGTCCCCCTGTGGTGTCGATTCAACGTTATGAGTGAAACTAGGTCATTATTTGAATATAGACCGTACGCAACTTTAAAACGGCCCGATCCTAAAAGATGGTACTTATTTAAAAAATCGATAGCTTCAGCTCTTTCCACAACCTTTAATACGCATTTTCTAGCAAAAATTCTTTCGGTATTTTTTCCTAGCGCGGACTTTATAAACTCTTTTAATATTTCTTTTTTTTCTAACCATTCATTATCGAAAATATGAATTAACTTAAACCCATACTTTTCGGCTATTTTAGTTTTTAGAATATGATAATTTGGTGTTATACTAAGGTTTTTCTCACAGTGCCAAAATAAACCGTCGTATTCAATAATTATATTTTTTTCTGGAACAACAATATCAAACTCTCTGAAGTCAAAGAACTTTTTTTCAGTCTTTAAACCAAGAGACTCAATAAAATCACGTACTTCCTTTTCTCCAGCAGACTGATAATTTAAATTCTCCATGTTGTTTATATAAGAATCTTGACATTGTTTTTTAAACGTATCATTTTTCATACCATTATCGACCCCGTATAATTCTATACAGGTATTTTGCATTTTAGCTACATACTTTGGATCTTGCATTGGCCAATCAACTCCGTATCTTTTTCTATTTGTGGCCTTTCTTCTAATATTTATATCTTCTCTCGTGTTCTTTTCTCTAAAAGTTTTAACTCTTTTCATTATTGATCGTCGGAAGTTTTCAGGATCTTGTTTTTTAGTGGCCAACGTCCTTTGTGCGTTTTTTCTTGGATGTGTGCTCCTCCCTACATCCAACATACCTCTGATTGTTGTGGTGAACTCGCCGAACTCCGGATCTAAGAATACTAGAGGAGTTTCTTTGTTGATCCTTCTATTCGGAAGTGGTGCTAGGACCACTACTCCATCGGGGAGTATGCTGTTTATGTAGTCTTCAGATTGATACTTGCTTTGTTTTGTCCATTTACCCATATATTTATCGTGACATGAGTGATTTAATTTGTCAAGATATTTATCGAGAGTTAGCACAAATAAAAAAGGCAGGGGCTATTAACCCTCCGCCTTAAAAGTATCCTAAAAACTATAGTAATTACGATACTTTGAGGTTAGTGATAATGACCTGTCGTCCTGGACGAGCGCAAAAAACGGCTTGGTCAGTGTAAGCTCGGAGCTCAAAACCTGCATAATCCGTTAAATCCCTAAAGAACTCATCGCCACGGTCTGGTCTCTTGAAAGTAAGATCGGTAGATCCAACTCGAGCCCAGTCTTCAACGCAAAGGATGAAAGCCATTCCTTCTTTTACATAGATAGAAGGGATAACTTCACAAACTCCGTTTTGAGAATGGAATTTGATTGACTTAGAACCGTTTTGAGACTCACCGATAGAGTATGAAGAATCATACATTCGGAGAGCAGCTTGCTCAGTCAACAAATCGTCCCAGTGACCAGGGTTAACAAGCACCATAACATCACTGTCAAGTCCTTTCTCAACACCTTTAGCAATTGCTTGCTGAACGATAGAGAATGAAAGAACTGAAGTAGATGAAGGGGCGAACTCAGTACCCTTCCACAGAGTGTAAGAAGAAGCGTTGATACCGAACAAAGACCCAGCGTTAGTGAGGATTTTGTGGATACCAGCGAATTCCTTATCGTTAGAAGTTCCGTATGCACCTTTGTGGAAGATGTCATCGTTAGCGAGCAAGTTTGCAGAAAGAGTATCGATAGTGATAGTCTTTGCAGTCAAGTCAACTTTAGCGACATTTCCATTGGCAACTACTGAACCAGAACGAACGAACTCAACAGGCATTCCTTCTCCACCGGCCCAAATACCAGCAGCAAAAGAAGCGTCAGTGATTTCAACAACAACGTTAGCACCTGCAGTTTCGTTGTTTTTAACGATACCATATCCCATTTGTCCATAAAGCAATTCGATCTCCAATTTCTTAGAGATAGAAGCGATCATAGAACCAACAAGATACTTTGTAGCGTTCTCAAAAGACTGCGCAGAACCCATAGCACGGTATGCTTGAGCGTAAGGCATAAGAGAACGGATTACAAGTTGTGTTCCTTTTACAACAGCATCTTTTATTTGGCCTGGAACAGCCGCATTGAGCAAAAATGCTCCTTCGTCTGATCCTGCGAAAGTAACCATTTTGTTACTCCATCTTTCGATGGGGAATTACCACTTCGGATAATTCTCTCGGATTTTCTTTCTATATTCCGAGTTCAGACTATCGCTTGGACTGTTTTCAGCCCTTCTCTCACTTAGTCGTTCACGCTGGCCTTAGCCTTGCGCCCTGTCACCCTGTCGGGCTTCCAAGTCAATCAGAGAGAATTTATACACAGCATTAAGCTTTACCGTGTTCTGCACCACATTTTCTGTTACAACCCAGTTAAGGGCGATTTGACATTTCTGCCAAATTCTCCGTCTTCAATTATACACGGAGGTCGGACTATCGCATCTGTTATTTTTTAACAGCCAATTCATTTAGTCTCTCACGGTCTAGTTTATATCTCTTTAGTAAACGATCGTCTATAATCGTTACATCGAAGAATGCCCAATTATTTAAGTGGGCGTTTTGGAAATGACATTTTGTGCACACTGTAACTAAGTTATCTGGGTCTAAGTAAGCTTCTTTCTCTATCCAAAATGGTATTTTGTGATGAGCATGAAGATTACCACCCATACATTTACAGTACAAACACGTGTAATCATCTCTATTAAATACGAAATTTCGCAGTCTTGTGAATTCTGCCTGTTTAAAGTCTCTGGGGCGTCGAACATAAGATCCGGTTTTATAATTCGGGTTTCTTTCAGAAGTATTAGCTTTAGCGTTCTCTGAAAACTTTCTCTTATTTTCTTCTGTATGGGTTTTACCGAAAAAGGGGTTCTTTTCTCCAATTTTCTTTTTAGCCAACTCACTTAAATTTTGTTTATGTGCGTCAGTTCTTTCATATTGAAGATGCTCAGTTCCTCGGTCTTTAGCTGCTGAGGATTGAGTCCGTAAAACACCTAGTTTTTTTAAAACTCTTTTAACCGCCGTTGCACTTATGTCGAATTTTTTCGCGACCTTATAAGAACTTTTCAATTCTTTGTAAGAATCTAACAAAAACTCTATCGGTATATCAGTAATTTCGTTTTTCACTAGTTCCGCCTTGTCACCTATAAGCATTGTATTCTTTTTAGGCTTCCAAGTCAATTAGAATCGGTTTTTTATAGTAGATCCTGGTTAGTTAAGAACTACTGGTTGCATTTGTTACTCCACTTTTCAGTGGGGAGAAACCACTTCGGATTTCTCTCAGCCCCTTTCTTAGTTATAGAGCTGTTCAGACTATCGCATCCCTCTCGGGTCTTCTCGTTTAGTCGTTCAGGCTGACTTTCGTCTTGCCCCTTGTTGTCCACTTCTGGAGTTCCAAGTCAATTAGAGAAGATTTTATTACCACCAACATTAATGGTAAGCAAGTCCAGGCTGCTTGTCCTTTGGAAGAAACTTAATTTTGTTCATAAGTTTCAATCCCTCAGGGATCAAACGCAGCATTTTCTCACTATATGTAGCTTTGAACATCCCGTCCAAAGTTGTTAAACTATTAGCACCTGAATTTTCAGCCATTTGCAATTTTCCTTTTGTGTACTCTATAAGGTACACTTTGTTATTATTGATATTTGGTGGAATCTAAACTCATAACTACTTCGTCATCACTTGCCAACAGGGCATGGCTGCTTGCCGTCGGGGTTCTAACTATCTCATCATTTATCTAAACTCTACCGCCTTGTTAAATCCTTCGACATGAAGGAGTTTAAAACGTTGAAAACACTTTCTTAAACGCTAAAGCGTCTTTGTCATCAGCCTTTTGATCTGACTTAGCTCCAGTTTCTTTAACTTGAGACGCATCAGCTGGCCGCTTAACTTTAGCGATCTTTTCTTTTCTGTATCCATCCAAAGTCTTCTTACCGATCATCTTCTCAAGAACGTCAGAAGGCTTAGCTTCAAACATCTGTTGAATCTCAGCGAGCAATTGCTGCTCAACGTAAGGCATAATGTCTGGAATACGAACATTCTCGTATCCAAGATTGATAGCCTCGATCATTGTGTCAGCGATTCTTTTAACAACATAAGGGGATTTTGGTAAGGTAGAAGATGAGAGAGCTTGTGAGATATCTTCGTCCAATTGCTGCATAGCTTCTTGTTGAACTTTAGACATTTCAGCATTGCGACGTTCTTCTTCGAGACGCTTTTTCTCTTCTTCGTAGTCTTTAAGCTTCTTTTCCATCTCATCAATGCGTTTTTGCTCTGGAGACTTAGCCATATCCTCAAGTTCTTCATTAAGGATTTCTGTGGCAAGCTTTTTGATATCTAATCCTAGTTCAGGATGCTTTAATAGCATTTTAGGATTTTCTTTGAGCATTTTAACTAGTTGCTCAGCCTGTTTTCGGATGCCTGCAGCCTCTTCAAACTTCTCTTGGGCTCCAAAAGCCTGTTCTAAGTAACGTTTTACTTCTTTTTCGTCACTAAGATCAATTTCTACGTCCCGTGCCTTACCCCCAACCGTTAGGTTGAACTTCTTCTTAAGGGCGTTAATCGCCTTATCGACAGTGCCTTCCTTTTTAGCGTCAGCTTTGGGGGCGTCCTTCGATCCTTCGCCTTCTTGGGCATCTACGGCTTCTTCAGCCTCAATGACCTCTGGGGCGGCTTCTTGTGCTTCTACGGGCGCAGCTGGTGCTGCTGATTCATCAGACATGGAGTTCTCCTTTGTTAAAACGGGGCTTAATGCTTGCCGTTGTTAATGACGGGGCGTGTGCTTGCCGTCAAAGTGTCTAATATATATGTTTTTTAGTTGACTTTATATGATACATGTAGTAATTTGAGATAAATCTCCTAGCGACAGGAGAGACATAGTATCGTCGCAACTCCTCGAAAGAGGTTTTACTTTAACCCTGTGGGCGCTGAGAAAGCATACAACTCTAAACTGCCGAGTTAGTACAGGGGGTCATGATAGTAGACAAGGAGTGATTCTGTTAGTGATAGCAGGACGATTTCTTAGTAATAAGAAACGGCACCAGTCATTCCGATACCCGTGGACTATCGTGGTGTGCTCGTCATATTCCGAAATACTGTATCCGCCTAGGATGGGCGTTGTAAGGTTGAGAAAGTAGGGAAAGAGAGCTGGGGATATACAAGAATGCTATCCCTATACGATTTAGACCTAAAGCATTCAAGGTCTAATGGAAACCGCTAAATATCTACGGTTTTAATGGGTTCTCTCGTTCTTTTCTCAGGATTACTACTTCCCTTTTAATATCATATTTCTAGCAGAATTAATCATCATCTGTTTCATATTATCAAATGCTGACGGAGGAACTTTACCCTTTAGATCAGCTAATTTCTGAGATAATCCGCTTTTATTCATCATATCCATAATCTCAATATGCGAGACATTAGCTACTTTATTACCTTGCTGATCTAACACTTTACCGAAGTTTGGAGCACCTTTTCCAGCAACTTTAGCCATTGATGGAGCCATTGCTCCCGCCAACTTAGAAAACGCTACACTCTTAGCTAATGCTTCAGGAACGTCTGCCATTGTATCGGCACTTCCTACTCCGCTAGCCATACTCTTAGCCAGTAAACTAGCTGGGATAGCTGAGGTGAGACCTATTCCGGCGACATTACCCGCTCCAAATGCTAATGGATGTTCTTCTTGAGCTTTAGCTAGCTCAGCTCGCTCTACATCTCGTTCCTGTGTGTATAAATCTTCAGTATTAGTAGGACCTATGTCTCCGGTAAAGCCTTGTTCGGCTAATTTCTTGTTCTGCTCAGTGATTCCGCCAGCAATACCTAGCTTATCCATAACCGCAGGTATAGCTCCAGCTAATTCATCGCTAAACTGTGTTCCAGCTTGGCTGCCTTTTAATAGAGCTTTAAGTCTTTCCATGTATTGTTCCTATTTCAGTAAGAGTATTAATATAATTATAGTTAAAAGTAATGTATTGATATTTGAATGAGTCAGATGATACTTAGCTCGAGCAATTAATGACGACTTTTCTTTTTTAAATTCTAATCTAGCCACGGAGTCCTCTTTCCAAGAACAGAATAATATCTTTAGGTGTAAGTAAGTATCTAGGCTTATCAAATTTAGCTTTAAAGAACTTCTCTAACAGCTCAGCCATAAGTTCAGAACAGATGTATCCGTGCAGATCTTCGGTGCGAAATTTACCGTTAGTTATATTACTTATAAATATCTGTACAAGTTCTAGTGCACTGTATTCTTGTCCAGCTAAGTCTACACATAATCGACTGAAGTCAATGAAGTGTTTTTGTGCGATATTAAGGGTGTACTCTTTTACCACTTGATTCTTAAGCTTAAAGTTCTCATCACTCACAAAGTGAACCATACCGTGAGATGCGTGGTAAACAATCCATCTATCCTGAGTCTTTAGTCTCCATTTAACGTATACATGGGAATAATCTACTCCAATCCACCATCTGATGAGCCAAGATCCTATCTTAGAATTTTTAGAGCATCCGATGATAATTTCCATTATAAATTAATCTGTATAACAGCGATCCAGTTATCAATCATAGGTTGTGTAACAAATCCTGACGGAGTCTTTTGTTGCAGTCGATAAAGAGCTGTTGGCCAAGCCCCTTCTCTGAGTCTAATCAGAACATCCTGATAATCAGCAAACATAGCGTCTGATTGTTGTATAGTGATGCCGAGAAGCGTGTTGGCGGTGTACATATCTCGCAGGATAGTAGGAGCCTTGTCCTGATAAGATTTGATTTTCGCTTTAATCAGTGTTGGAAGGTCTACTGGGGCGGCTGGAGGAGGGGTTAACTGATTAACTACGAATTTCCACCCAACGGTAGGCTGAATTAATAAATCTTCAATGTCAATAATAAGCTGATGATACGATGCTTCATGTTTATACCCATCTTCATCTAAATTTAATACTTCAACTACTGTGTTGTCATCAACTACGGCATATTTACGCATAGTTATTCATCCTTTTTACTAAGGTTAAGCCATTGAACATCTTTTTTAAGTCTTGTAATACTGTCGTAAACGCCTAAATGGTTTACATAAATTCTATCTCGGTAAGTTCTACCCATCCTAACAATAGTACCCTCAATCATTAATGTTGTATCACCGTCTAATGACGCTGCTGACAAGGTTGTGAGATCTATTGATGCATAGTAATAACTGTTGGGTATTTGAGTACCAGCTACGGTATGTAGCAACTGATCGTCCCATGGAGGACTACCGGGGTTAGCCACCATGTACACTTTAAATGTGCAGGAAGCGCTGTTATCAATCGTACCGCTGAAAGTGTTGTATAAATATCCAACAACTCTTATATGATCGAAGTCTCCAGTATCGAATTCCCCTGCCAGCTTTATGATTTGAGCTGAAGTGGTAAAACTACTAGAAGGACCTAGCAAAAATTGCCAGTCCTCCGAGTCGTTCATGATATAGCGCTTGATATTATCAGTCGCTAGTATCTGGTGATCTTCATGGCTGTCATGCGCCACTAACTTTCTTGTCGCCATTAAGTTCCCATTAAGGACATAGTTTTATATGACACTCTTTCAACGCCATCGATTACTATACCGATCTTCACGGAGAAGATAGTGAGGTCAGTTAGAAGAATCGCACTTACTGGAGTAATGATATATCTACCATTTCCATCAGCGGTGATTCCTGATTGACTGAGACCTACTACAGCAACGCCTGAAGCATCATAAACCGTGTAATTAGCGGTTCCGATACCTGTAGTGCGGGTTAGCCCATCAGCGGTTGCCCATAGAGCTCCTATAAACTGATTAGACGCATTAATAGCGAATCCACCGTGTGCTTTGTATGAAGGTATCTTGCTGTTAAGAGGTAATAGAATACTTCGTACAACACCATCGACTGTAACCGCAATCTTAACTGTATACCCCAATTGATTAGGAGGGATAAGAGATGCTACGTTTGTGATAGTGAATATCCCAACACCGTTAGCGGCTAATCCGCTTTCAGACATACCGACAACTGGAGCCCCAGCTGGGCTGTACACTTGATAGCTTCCAGTTCCTAGATCTGAAGTTACAATAACCTCATCTTCCATCACCCAGAATGATCCATCGAAGTCGTTATTACCGTCAACAAAGAAATTACCAAGGATTTGATAGTCTTCGTCTTCTTTAACAATCGGTACGTAGTTGGCGCGGTTTGCGCTATCTACCATAATTGTCACTTTTACGGTGTAATGATCAAGAGCATTAGACATTAGATTAGCTACAGCGGGGATAACATACTGACCGTTAACATCTGCGGTTATTCCACTTCCGCTCATACCAACAACCGCTGCTCCAGTTTTATCATAAACCTGATAGCTCGCACTACCAAGCACAGCATTGATATTAGTAGCGATAACGCTATTCTTAATAGCCCAGAGTGTTCCTCTAAATTGATTAGAAGAGTCTATAGAAAATACCGCATCTGTGCTATATGTTTCACTAGATACATAAACTCCTGTAGAAATTACGTTAAGAATAACGACATTTCCTTCACGATTGTTAACGCCGTCAATTGCTCTCACGCCAACATAATATGTGGTTCCGTTAACAAGAAAACTTCCATCCGGTAATGTGAATGTACTAAACTGGAGTTTATCTGTGATAGCAATAATGTTTTGAGCTGTGAATAGACCAACACTCACGCTAGCTTGGATGTACACTTCATAACGAACAGGGGCTGTAGCATCAGTGCCTGCAGCCCAAGTTGCGATGATTTGACCTCGTGATCCAACTGTAAGAGTTGATATTCCGGCGAATGTCGGAGGGGTGATGTCGACTATACAAGCGGATGATGAACCTTGGTACACCATCCCGAATATAAACTGGTCACTAAATACTGTGGGCGCAGAGCTGGATTGGTATACCTGGCTCTGCGTTAAAATATCGGCCATTTATAGCTCCTTACGACTTAATAACGGGGCGAATATCTGTTCCGGGCGGAGAAGTAAACGTATATCCAATCAATGTACCCACTGTGTTAGGAATTGTTCCCAATGGCAACCAGCTAGATCCGCTATTTGTGCTATATTCGAAGTTAGCAGGATGACTCACTGTAGTTTGACTAATCAGTAGGGTATCGCTTAGATCATACGATTTAAATGTCAATGTTGGTACAGATGACTGGAACGCGTTCTTCAATCTAAACGCGACTCTTGTTGGAGATCCTGTAGATGAGTTATCATGAGAGTATTCAAAATGTTCATCAAGTTCAACATTATCGATGTATCCTAACAGAAGCTCATTAACTTGCGCCGGAGAAGAAGCTCCCTCAGACTGCATGTTGAATAAAATCTTAAACTGTATTTGACTTGCCGTAGTGATAGCAGAGAGGTCAGTTCCTAAAGCAATGTCAGTCCATCCTCCGCTGATACTTCCAAATCCACTAGTTCTATATTGTAACTTAACATTTCCTGTAGATGTATACAAAGCTTCTAAAGTATTTAATACGTATATTTGTTGATTTGGCGTATTAATCACCTTAGTTACGATGTATGAGTAATCAACACTACTGTCAGATCTCATATCCATACAGATAATGCCACGTTGACCTATGGTAGATCCGGCAACAAAAAACCAGCCACTTTCGGTGGCTATTGCAGCAATAGCGGCAAGTCCCATTTCAACTACTGCAGGAGAAGTTGTTTCTAGGTAAGTGTTATTGATTTCTCCGAATAGATATTTAATTAGATTGTTTACAACCTGTTTACCCACAATTTTAGTGGTATTTGTTGTGTATAGCGCGCAGTCCAACTCATCAGACCATGTAGCAAACGCTGGGGTAGCCGCTGTAATCTGGTTGGTTGTTCCAAGAATATTGGATGTAGTGAGTGAAGGCCAAGATGTAGTTCCTGTAGTAAGCTCTGACAACAATCCTAAATATATATTAGTTGAAGTAGCGATAAACGCACAAGCATTACCATTTAAAGTTCCGCCGTTAAGAGGTGCCGCTACAGGTACAGCTTTTCTTTCAGAACCGTTTGTAAGCATAACGCCAGTAAGTGCTGGTAAGTTTCCAGTTTTGTATAAAAAGTCCGCACTTGTGGTACCAAAAGCTCTTCCGATTACCGCTCCAACAGAAACCGATCCTGTGGTAGTAATAGATGCTCCACCAGTGGTTAATGATAATTCGAAATCATTTGCACTAGGGTTACGAACATAGTATACAGTACCAACAACAAGTCCAGTAGGAACAGTACCTGCTATGAATACTACAGGGTCATTAGCTAAATATGGATGTGAGTTATAAGTTACTTTACCTGGAGCAGCAACTGACACACTCACTGAAGCTGAAGTGTAAGTTAGTGACGCTGTGGTATCACGAACAAAATACTGATGTGTTGCGGCAATACCGTTATGTGTGTACATTCTATTTGTATTACTATCGTAAATAAGAGCCGCTGCTGTAGTTTCTGCTTGGTTAACGCCTGTAGCGGATCCATTTTGACTGAAATAAACAGCTTTCTGACCATTTCCTGTTGCAAACGGTATAGTAGGCGCTGCAACCGGAACAAAGTCGGCTAAATCAATACTGTTAGCGCAGAATGTTCCACCGTTGATAACAACAGATCCCACTGTAGCAACGTAAATCTTCCATCCAGTAGTTCCTGTGTCAATAACTCGAATATCTTTTATCGTGTGAGTTGTTGCCGCGTTATTTGGTGAAGTTAGGTTTATTCTTCCAACAAACGCAAAACTTCCGTCAGCATAGTTGAATGTGTAAAGAAAAATTGGTATTTGGCCTGCCGCAACAGTACCAACTACAAATAGTCTACCATTAGGACTGGCGTACATAGCTCCAGTAGGGATAGATCCTAGTGAGTCTGTGAAAAAGTCCATATATTTAGTAAGAGGGGCACCCAGTACAGGAAGACTATCTACAGTTTTTGAGGCGACACGTCCTGAAATTGTCGTTTTTGTTTGATCGTAACTTCCGACTACTTGTGTAAGTAGGTCTAACTTCGTTAATTTCATTATATCTCCTTAAAATAAAGTCCAAACTATATTCGTTAATTTATATTTACTACCATCTAATACATAATTTACAGTTTTTCTAGCAGTGAACGCGCCTATTGTTGCTGACGTGTAGTCAATCTGCGTAATTCGTTCATTTTTTGTTCCAAAATCAGCATAAGTAACTGCGTCATTTCGATCTTTAGCTGCTAATATTTGCTGGCGTCTATTATTCACCAGTGTAAATTTTGTTCCGCTATCCGTACCGTTGTCCGTACCGGACATATTAATTCCGGTTTGGTCTGAAGCCATTGTTACAGGTATAGAAGCTGCCATCAAAGCCTGACCAAGAGGCGGCGTATCGCTATCTATACTTTGAATCGCCGTAAGCACCGAGTTTAACGTCGTTTCAGTGGCGGCTCCAGTAGGAAGGCTTATTGTTCCGGTGATGTCATTTATATTCCAAGTACCCGACTGTGTTACAGCTTGGGTTGCTGGGAAATTAGAGACATCTACGGGTACTGCCAATCCGCCAGGATTACCCTGAATAGTTATTGCTGTACTTGCTGAAACTCCAGGAGCAGATTCAACCGCTCCAAGCTTTGCATCCACTGCACTAAGTGTTACTTCCGTAGCAACACCAGCAACATTTATACTACCATCAGCATTTATAGCTAATGTATCAGTTCCGTCTGATATAGCGATGTTATCGCCATCTGCAGCATCAATCTCAATATTCATTGTCCCTGAAATAACAGCGTTTATACTGCCATCAGGGTTAATTGCTAAAAAATCTGTACCATCTCCGATCTTAATACTATCGGTGAGGTGGGAAATAGAAACACTAATTGATCCGCCGCTAAATGTAGCTACCGCTGTAGTCCTAAGACTCTCAGCATCGGCATCGTACACTTGCCGAAGTATATTTTCCCCATTTAGATACTTCGTAGACAAATCATATCCCCTTTAATTAACCTTTTACGTTGTTCATCGCCTGTTGTTGTACATCAGGATTTGGCAGCATATTTGCGGGAACGGAATTAAACCATTCAAAAACAAATCCTTTATAGTGCGCTCGCTCTTTTCTACAAACTCTAGGCGGAGCAGTTACGGGTATATTATAAAACCGTCCAGCATCGCTAGCACTATTAAAAATCTTATTATCATTTAAACAGATTATTTTTTTTGAATTAGGCGCTCTATTTTTTTTAAAATATTCTTTCTTTGCCTCTGATAATCGTTTTCTACATTCGTCCGATTTTTTTCTTCCTTTATGCGCAGCACTCATTTTCTTTTTAGTTTCCTCAGAACGCTTTTTTCCTTTTCCGGACAAACTAATTCTTTTTTTTGTTTCTTCGGAAAGTTTAAGGATGGATCTTAATACAATCTTACGGCCATTTTTAAATTGGGATTTAATTGTGTTAGAAATTTTTAATCGACTTTCGGCAGTTAAAATACACTGCCCCCCTCCCGATGTTAAATTATATCCATATTTATTATTCATTGAATCATAATGTTTTATATAGTATTTTTCTAAAAAATTTAATTCATCCCTAGAATTTACTTCTTCTATTACTTCAAATTTGAAATTTTCTATACTATATTTTCTAATCGCATTATATAAATAACCGTCCATATTTAATTTAGAATTAGAAATATGGCTATAAAATCTTCTCATAGGATTCTTTTGAGAAGTTTGTCCTATGTAGCATTTTTTATTCAATAGATTAGTAATTTTATATATAACCATTATTTTACATTTCCTAAACTATTCTGTTGAAGCTCAGGCTTGACTAAAAGTCCGGAATCAATTTGGGGCATATTAGGCATTCCTGGCATTCCCTCAGCTCCAGCAGGAGGAGGTCCCATAGGGCTTTGCTCAGGATTAGGAGCTTGAGATTGATTTACATCCCCACCTTGTTGTGGCGGAGGAGGAGTTCCTTGCGCCGGACCAAGAGATTGTTCCCCCATCATTGCAAGAAGACCTGGGTCTCCATTGCGGAGAAGATCCACGTGCTCTTGAATATGTGCAAGTACTCTTCCGGCTAATTCGTCGTCAAAACGATAAGTAGGATCAGATAACACTGTTTTATGATGATTAATATGAATAGAATGTTTATCGATAATTAAAGCTTTAACATTTTGACCGTCAGCAAGACGTTCATTTTCTTGACGGATGTTTAAAGTTTCACGGTAGGATTCATCTGTCATCAGATCTAGTCTTCCCGTCTCCATTACCGCCAAGAAGTCTTCCGGATTCTTGATAATACCATACTGCATCATTTGCTGGGCTATTTCCATTTTACCAGCGGTGCTCTTTCCGAGAGGATTTCCAGCCTCGACAATAACACGGTTGATCTGAGAAAGATCGTCACCAGTGAATGTTTCTTGGTAGAGAGCCTTGTTAGCCTTACCTGAAATAGTGGCAAGTCTCGGAACAGATGCGAAATCCTTAAGCATATTGATGAGTCCTGTACCAACGTCTTCGATTAGTTGGGTGTATGACTCTTGAAGTCCAGACATAAACTGTAATGCTTGAGATTGAACTAGAGCAAGAGCTGCTCCAGACTTTAATGAAGACTCAGGGTTACCTCGGGCCACACTATTAACCGCTGAAAGGGTTTCCATCTGTCTTTCTAAGAGCCCAGCAAAGTTGAATATCTCAGGAGGGGTGCTTGTCAGATTCAAAGCCTCAGGTTTACCTGCGGCAGCATTACCTTCGATGATATTAAGGCCGCCTTCCATAGATTTAACGGAAACATCGGCTTGGCGAGGCACGTAAATGTTCTGAACACCGAAAGCGTTCTGATTTGTTAGGATGGTGCTGTATAAGCTGTTTAAAGCCTCTTGGAGGGGCATTAGATCGAACAGTGTTGTGTATCCATAAGTAGTGCCGAGGATGTCTGAAGGTGATATACGGAACACAGGAAGGGTTCTGTAAGGAATTGGCGTGTCCATGAGGACTAAATCGCTATCCAAGAAGAGAATATAGCGTCCGTCTGGCATACTTTCAGTAGTTTTATGGAAAAACTCATATATTGGAACGTCTGTAGTTTCATCGTAAGGAGTAATATCCAAACGATAACGAAGAATGTCTGATTTTGTCTGCAAACCTTTGATTTTCTCAGCTTTTTCTGGGAATTTAGCCGCCAAATCGAATTTATTCTTAAAAGTTCGACAAATAACCCAGTCATGTTCAAAGCTTGAGTCTTTAGACATGTCAAAAATTGCGTCAAAGGGAGAGAGATTGCGGAATTCGACATCCCCTTCATAAATAGGGGCTCCGGTTTCTTCATTTACTTCATATTGCTCACCGGAAGTGGAGTTCCATGACATTTTGATGTATCCGCTACCCAAAACGACAGCGTATTCAACTGCCCGCTTAAGATATTTCTCAAGTCGCTTCTCTCTCATGTAATAATCAAGAAGACTTTCGGCTAATTTTGTCTGGGCAATGGATTTGTAGTCGGTGTTGGAGGCTCTAACTTGAAGAGCCGGCCTATTTGCGGTGATCATCTGGATAATGTGCTCACCGAAGTTACGAAGATGGTTGACGCTGATAGCTACTTGCTCACCTTGCTCGCCGGTGAACATAACTCGGTGGCTGCTGGAGCCAGTTCCGTAGTTACAGTTGTAATAAGACATCCAAACATCACGGATTTTCATCAGGTATCCGTTGTTATACAACTGGTTGTACCACGCATTTGCTTTTCTAAGCAAAACGTCAGCTGTTTCCTCAGCGGGTTTTGAGGCAAAGTATATATTGTCTGACATTAAAAGTCCTTACTACAAGGTTTGTAACTATAATATATATGTTTTTTTAAAAGTTTCTCCGTAAATTGTTACGTTTTAGACCGGAAAAAGCATTCACAAGTGTGCGTTCTAATTGAGTTTTAGGCTGTTCTTTCTTGCCATCTTCCTTTTTAAAGAACTCCATTGCCGATGACATATTGTAATTGGCTGGGTAAGGATTTTTAGTGAAGTCGACATTCCGACAAAGATAAATAAACGCTGAGAGTGCATCATAATGGCCGAAATCTGCGCTCCTAGCAAATTCTTTTCCGCTCTTTTTCCATATCGCACCCTTAAGATGTGAAATGAGTGTTGAGCATCGAGGGTTGATTACTATTCGATTGGATTTAATTAACTGCCTAGCGTGGTTTAGTGCTGCGTCAACGTTGTCTTTTAATGTGGGTACGAAATTTATCTGATGTTTATATGAAAGATCGTTCAATAGGATGACATTGTTGTTGTCAGACACCCGCAAATGAACCGGCTTAAGTTCCCCGGCGCGAGTTGTCCAGAGCTTTGCTTCCTTTTCTTTTATCCCGTTAGCGATGTCGTCTGTCAGAATCTTACCTTTGAATACAAGTTCATCCTCAACAACCACAGTGGCCTTTAAAAAGTCATAGTAGGCGAATAGAACAACGGTGAAGTCTCGTCCTCCGATGTCCATTGAGACGTAGCTGTCAAAAAAAGGCGGGGCTGGAATGTCTTTTACGATTTCAGCACGTTTTTCTGTAGTGAACTCAGGCACAACGGCATCCTGCTCAGAGACAATATCCTCAACTAGAAACTCTCGTCGAAACGACACACTCTCAAATCCGCCAACAGCTTCAGCGAGGACTTTTCTTTCTTCTTCATCAATCATAGGGTTGTCATAGATAGTTTTCTTAACGAGATCTCCAGTAGCTTCGGCAGTTCGAAAATAATCCATGAATGGATGATCTGGTGAGCGAGAAGGGGTAGAGATTAGTACAACCTTACCACGACTTTTAGCCGTAGTAGGAATCAATACGTTATTGACAACGTAGTTTAAATCATCACAGAACCCAGCCTCGTCTACGATACAAAGTGCAGCTTCAGATCCCCGGACCTTATCCGCATTGCCGTTATCAGTACCGGCCAGTTGTATCTCACTACCATTAGGAAATTGGTAGGTCATTGAATGTAAATTAAATTTAGGTGTGAGTTCTTTTGGACAGTCTTTTAGAATTTCACGCATGTTCTGCGCAATGACAGATTTGATATCTTTAGCTGTAGGAGCTAAGAATTTGATTACAATGTAAGGAGTTTTCAGGCATTCTTCAATAGCATAACAGAGAAGCATGTACGACTTTCCGAAGCGCCTTGCACAGCCGACAACGACAATCTTTTTTTTGCTTTCTTTTATGGAATTGTACACTTCTTTTTGTGCAGCATGGAGCTTCCAGGATAGGAGCCCTTTACGCCAAGCAATATCGATTGCCTGGTCTTTGGAGAGTTTAGGTTTCTTCGATGGTTGCGACAAGGTCTGCCTCCGATACATCTCGGTATTTAGCCTTGCCTACGTTTTCGGTAGATTGTTCTTGTGTCAATCTTAAGTTCTTAATGAGAAGGTCCAGTCGCTTTACTTCTTCAAGAGTTAGCTCGCGGGTGTTAGACTTTTCTCGTATACGCTGAATTTGTTCCATACAAACAATAGATTCAGGGCTAGGCTGATCTGTTATAGATAGAGCTGAGGTGTGTTTTACCGCAGTTTCCATCTGATTTAGCTTATCACGTAATAGCTTATTTTCGTCTATAAGTTGTGTTATCAAATCCGATTGTGCAGCAGAGAATTTCTGTACATCTTTAGATTCTTTAAGAAGTTTATTAATATCCAGAATTTCTTTAGCCATTAGAAGAATCTCTTTTCTTCATAGACAGGCTTAACTGTAGATTTAATTGAGAGTCCGTTCACTAGGTTCTTAACGTTCTCAAGCTCTTCTTTAACTTCAGAGTTGATGTCCTTTTGGATTTTAGATTCAAGGTAGATAGTGTATGAATACACAGCTCCGGCAACAATAGCAATAGCCGCTAAAGCGATGGAATCACCGCTAACCATAGATCTAATGCCAAGACATAGCAATAGACCGAGAACTAAGTCTCGTCTTTTTATATATTGAAGCATCCGTAACCTCATGTGTATAATTAAAAAAATAAGTAATTTATTGAGCGTGATGGCCAGCTTTTAAATATTTTAAAGGTGTTTGCCCGTTGCTACTTTATTACCTATAATATATATGTTTTTTTAGTTGACAGGTGTATCAAAATAATATAATATAGTATTAATCTAGCAATGTAAAGGAATAAAAATGAATATTTTTAAAAAAGAAACTGAACTACTGAATAAGTATGCTAATGCTATTATTAGGGTGCTGGGAGCAACGGCACTGTTGTCACTAGGAACTGCGGCGTTCTTACTATCTAAGCCGTCCAATGTCCTTACACCAAAGGAAGCTAAAGACTTCGCTAAAACTAGCGTAAAAATAACCAATTTAGCCGGAACTAACGGTGGAACTGGAAGCATTATGCGAAGTGGGGCTAATGGGAGTGTTATTCTAACCAACCGACATGTTTGTAACATAGTTAAGAATGGCGCAGTAGTCACTACAAATAATGGCGATAGCGATTTAGTCCTAAGTTATAAGATGTATAAAAACCATGATTTATGCTTGGTGAAGGTGCTAAAGAACTTCGGAGTAAACACTAAGTTGGCATCCGAAAAGCCTGAAAAATATACAGCCGCTACAATCTCAGGACATCCTAATTTGCTACCACATGTTGTGTCTAAAGGAAATTTCTCTGGCGAAATCGTCATAACTCTTATGACTCAACAAGAACCTTGCGTGAAGGATGATTTTACTCCTAAAAATCCCAACCTGGGTTATTGTATCATGTTCGGGTTTAAACCGGTAATTATGATGTTTAATTCTCAATTAGTGACCGGGCTTATCATGCCAGGATCTAGCGGATCTGCTGTGTATAATGACGATGGGGAACTTACTGCGGTGGTCTTTGCTGGACAAGAAGGACTTAGCTTCGCTCTAGCGGTTCCTTACGCCTATGTCCGAGACTTTCTTAATTCGGAATTAGGTAGGGCTGAGGGATATGTATTTGCCAACTACTCTTCAAATAGTGCCACTAACGAAGACAGACAAATTTATAAGATCATTAGAAATGAAGCCGACATTATGGAGGTTTTAAAACGACATTATGACAGAATTAAAAAAAATAAATAATTACATAACCAAATTAAGAGCTTTAGCTAATGATCTCCACATTGTCTCTAATTCTATAAAAGATGGTGAGCTGACTTTAGACGAATATAATGACGCTATTATCGATGAACATACTATATCCTGGGATCTTATTGACCTGTACGAACGGATCAATCTTTTAATCGACGGGTTAGAAGACATTGAAGATAAAGATCGGTTAGAGCTTAGAAGAGCATCGGATAAGATAATGAACCCGATAAAAGAAAAGCAGTTAAGGAAACACATATGACTAAACGTGAAGAAAACTTACAATCCCTCAACACACAGTTTAATGTTCGGTATAAAGATTTATTCTTGGAACTGAATAAATTTGTACACTTAACCGAACAAATCGAATCGTTTTTCTTTAAAGTTCCGTCCATCTCCCTTGGAACAGGAGGAGGCACTTTGGCTTTCAGTAAAGACTCGTTCCAGTTAAATCCTCCTGCAAAAGTGACAGTTAATTCTAAAACGAAAGAGTGCGCCCAGGCGGTATATAGGATTCAGATCCCATATAATGAGTGCTCGATTGCCGCTGATAATAGCGCGTATTTTAATTATTTATTTGATAGTATTATGAATCAAGCTGTCGCTAACTACAATAAAACTTTCGGGGGTAGTGACAAGCTTCGTTGGGGTAAACATTATTGTGTGGCATCTACGGATGGGAAACCACCATTTTACGATTTCGATGATGAATATCTAGAAATCAGATTCTATGGATTGTGGGCTAGTGATAAGGATGCCGACACTGTAACAATGGTAGCAAGCGATGAAGCTTAGGATTGAGTATCCACGTCCATGCTATTCCAATAGAGACCCGGCGGTATTTGACGACATCGTTATTATAGGAATGAGTTTTGACACTAGATTCTTTTATTTTAAGAACCATGACACCGGATTTGAAGAATTTATATTGACTATTTTAGGCTTTGGGTTTAGACTCACTCAGGAGGAAAAAAATAATGCGTAATCTACTATTCCTGGACCTAGAGCTCAATAATCCTTTTACGCCTGAGCAACGTATCATCGAAATTGGATATGTCATTGTTTCTCTTGATAAGGGGAAGTTTGACCTAGTTCGATCTAGTAATATCCTGGTTTACCCCCATCAAGAAATTCAGCCTGAGATTGAAGCCCTCACGGGCATCACAACTGACATGGTGAAATCCGGGATCTCTTTACAAGAAGCTTACGAAAAGCTTAAGGCTGACGTCATACAGTATCAGGTCAACCGTACCTGTGCTCAGTGGGGAGAAGGCGATGCTAGATGTTTACGAGAAGAGCTTGGGCTCTCAGAAAAGGACTTCATCTTCCGTAGACGTACCTTCGACATTAAAACGTTCTTTCAACTGCACACCCTTCTTACACGTCCAGGAAAGCTCTCTAAAGGCTTACAAGGCGCAGTAGAACATCTTGGTATGGAATTCGAGGGGAAGCCTCATAGAGCTCTTAATGACGCCATAAATACGTTCCGAGTATTTGAAGAACTCTCTAAGGATGTCATCCTGGGGACTAAAGTAAGGGAGTTGATGAAATGAAAGTGTTTGTAGTGTTAAAAGACGGTACGCGTGGCGAAGTGAAAGTAAAGATCCCAATTGATGTATTGGCTAATGAAACTGACATCACACACTCAATTATGCAGATGCCCTTACTAAAGCTTATAGATCGTAATATCTGGGTGTCTCCAACTTACGTGGAGATGATAGAAATAACAGGAGTTGACTAATGAAAATGTTAGATAAACAAGAAACACGGATACAAGTGGCCGCCGTTACTTCTTACTCGCCAGATAAATTTATTAATTACGCCAACCAGCAGTCTCATCCTACCATCCTACTGACTATTGGGTCCGTTATGCTAACGCTTCACTACTTCAAAGAAGAAGATAGAAATACAGATATTGCTTGCCTGGATGAGCAGATTGGAGGCTAGATGAGTAATTCTAAAGAATACTGGATCGAATCTAATGGCAACGCTTACTGTGAGAAGGTGGACGGGCTGGATGAAGATGCCGTACACGTCATAGAGATGGCGGCGTATGAAGAACTTCAGTGTCGAGTGAACAAGCTAATAGCCGCCCTGACATATGGCGACGGATCAATAAGAGAATATTTAGCTCTGATGGCCGAAGGCGAGGTGTCGTCCGGAGCTTACGCTGGTATATCAAAACATGCTCTCACTAAGTTAGACCGAGCAATAAAAGATTTCCAAGGGGAGGAAGAATGAATTTAGTAATATGCTCTATTCTAGTAATTATTGATGCTGGCGGAATTCTCTTTCAGGTGAGAGAGAATACAAAGGGTAAGATAATCGCCGAATCTGCTAATAGTTTTCTTGTTGACTTCTCCGAAGGTGTCAAAGGATACAAATTAGGCAATAAGCCGTCAGACTATACCGAAGTCCTAGTTGATAAAAACAAATGCGTTAAGCTTCCAAATAAATAGTTGACATTTAGACTATACTGTGAGATTCTATTTTCGTAGTAGCGGCGTGGAAAGCTGTGGATAAGCCTGGTAATAGAGCCCTTAAAAAGGATAGCTATGACTTACCGTAAATCTCGATGGAGAAGGGTACTTGCCACTAGAGACACGCAGTTTTGTATACGAACGGAGATAAGGTTGTATAAATGCACCGTAACTGGTGCGCTCGCAAGACCTTACCCATAGCCAGAGTCGCGCCTGGCCTACTACGCCTTCTTTTAAGGAGCTAGGATGAAAGTCGCTGAGCTAATTGAAAAATTAAAAGAGTGCGACCAAACTCTAGAGGTTTTCATGTATTATGATGGAGACGCAAGACTTATGTGTGATGGAGCTTTCTTTAGACCGTCACATGAGAATTGGAACTCAGAAGACGCGCTCTATACTCGAGCCTTGGTGTTATGCGAGACTTCAGATGTTTACCGAACAGAGCCTGATGATGTCTGGCAGTTTAAGGCCAAAACATGACTTACTTATAAACTATAGCAAGTTTCACCCCGCTATAAAGGGTGATATAGCATATTAAAACTAATTGGAGAAAATAATGGATAAGTTTAAAACTTCGATATCAAGACGAGAGTTCTTTGCCGCCGTGGCAGAAACTATTAAAACTGAAGGGCCTAACGTTCGTTATGTTTCGGCATATGGTGAGGAACTACCAACTGCGGGGAGTGTTGCTGGATGCCGGGATTGGTCGGCATTGGCTGATAGGCTAGGAATCCCTAAAGAGTGTACACATTCCAGAGTCGGAACAAATAGCCGAGGGTCATTTGAATGTGTTGAATGTGGTGAAGAATTAACTCCGAATTGGACTGTGAAATAGCTTGACAATTAGATGATACTACCGTACTATGAAACAAACAAAGGATATACAATGCTACCAAAGTTAGCCGATTTAATACTGAGAGATTCCGGAGTTGTCTTATTTAAAGATGACACAAATGATGTTCTTTTTATAGTAAAAAAGGACGGAGAAGCAAAGTTAATGATCGATGCGTTAAAAAACTGTACAACGATTAATGATGAGTATTATGATAAGCTACGTCTATACGGCTATACCCGTGTTGCACGTTTTGAGGATTCTTACTGGGGCGATTCAAAGAATCAATTGATTCTTAGAGAAGAACTCACTCAGGCTAATTCTATCCTGACGGATTATCGTATTGCATTAGAAGAAGCTAAAGTTAAAATTGCTGATCTAGAGAAACAACTCGCTGCCGCTACTAACCAGTCGCAGTAGTGCTATCCTATCTTTCAGGATACTGCTTCCTTGTGGCCCGCCCTACCTAACCTTGGAGCTTAAATGGATGCTAAAACACTAAAAGACGCGGCCGACAGCTTCATCTCGCTAAAGAAGCGATCCTCTATGAAGTGGGTGAACACATTCGACACAACTAAGTTTTACAATGTTCTACTTACAGGAGCTAAGCTTGGCAAAACGTCTGTATCTGTAGAATTAGAGGAAATGTCGCATTATGAGGTGGCTGGCGAATTTGACAGCCTCACCATGGATAAGGCATACGCCTCTATGCTGCTAAGCGAGAAGCTGGCCAGGGAAGTGGCAGGACTTAACGTTACATACTCTCCGTCAGGAGAACTTACAATAGATTGGGGGAAGACATGCTAAGCAAGGTGCAGGCTAAATCAATTGCAGACGCTCAACTGTCTGGGGCCATTATAGACGGCTCCCTGTTAGACGAGGGGCCAACTGGCAGACAAATCATGGATGACGCTAACCATGCCATCCTCTGGGCAGCCAAGAAAGGCTATTACACCACCCCGCTTAGCGTAGGCCTATTCACCGATGCTGTTGTTGACAAAGCCATTACAGACCTCACAGCTCTCGGCTATCTTGTCGATGACTTTAGACGTCCAGGATACAAAGAATTGATGCTCAGCTGGAGCTAATTCCCCCTGTTATTAACTGTATTATCATGCATCTTACTAGCCCCTTTTACCCCAGTAATTTGGGGCATTTTTCATCCGTAACGAGAGAAAGCTGTTATAAAGCCTATTCTTCTCCCATCTATCCAATGATTACAGCTATTTAGCAGTTCTAACTGTCTAAAACGGACATATTTCCACACATTATCAGTTATTAATTCTATATCTGCCCGACAACACTTATCTTTTACAGAACTACCATAATTGAAGTATATTTTGCTTTTATTCCGATGTATACGACACTAACATTGTTATACATTAGGATATCTTATATCTAGGATAACGTCTATTAATTGCTATTGCCGGCTACTATTTGTTACTAGAGGCTACCGCCGACAACTAGTAAGCATCGCTAACATGTTCAAATCACGACATATCCTGTCGCTAATTGCTGCAGCTTTTTGTGGCAGAGACAATGGTTATTAAGTGTCTAACATATTGTTTTGTGAATGGATGTAAGCTCACGCACTCTCTCTCAGCTTAACCCTACCCCCCTGTCTCATTTCGAGATTACCTATTAGGATTCCAGTAGTTACAGATTTTTTAAAACTGGGGGAGGCCAAATCCCTTAAGCCTCATCGATCGGTGAACTCCGAGGCAACGAGGACATCCTGGATGAAATGCTGCTGTTATATAGCAGTCTCATTTTGAGACGGGGATAGAGAACAGTTTGGTTTGGCATCAAGTTTGATGACTTGTTTCGGAAGCTATTCAATCACTCATCCAATATCAGGACCGCTCTTATTCGTTCCCATCGATTCAGACCCGGCATCATGGTCCCAGACATCACCGATATATAACGGCTCACAACTTCCAGCATCTGAGGCATTTTCAAATAGCCGCCATTAGTGCCTCATTTCGAGACACCAGGATTCAAGTAGTTGTGGCCTAGGTTAACGCCGCTAGGTCTCGTTTCAACAGGCTGTCTTATCGTTCCCTGATGAGAAGTGAGTATGACTTATTTGAGATCCACATGATGAGCCTCATGGCCGCCTTGATATGGGCCGAACTAGTACGGGCATGAGTTGTCTAAAGTATATATGTTTTTTGGTGCTGTGTCAAGGTGATACGAACTGAATTAATTAATTGTTTTTTTAAAAAAGGTGCGATATCCTGAATTCACTGAAACCGATTGAACTGAAAAATCAAGGGGTTGCAGGAAAAGAAAAATAAAGTTAAAGTTCTGGAAAAAGAAAGACGAAAAGCTGAATAACAGAAAAAAGGAGCTACAAAATGAAGACACCTAAATTGATCGCTGGAAAAATGAATGTCCTGTTAACAAAGATTGAGGCCGGATACGCCGATGGTGCAAAACCGTACGTGTACAGACCGAAAGCCGCTGTACAGGTCAAAAAGGCCTCTCCAGTGATAAGACGGGATTTCACCATTGGTCTAGTTGGCCTGAAAGTGAAAGGTTCTTAATATGAGACAGTTTTATTTTGAGCTGACTGATACCTTTGGCGGTGAACTGAATTACTGTTGGTTGCATAGGTTCATTGTTAACGCAAAAAGTCTAAGGGGCGCTCTGCAAAAATTAAGTCGTGAGACTGGCTTTCACTTTAAAAACACAGGGCTTTACTATAGAGCAAAAAATGCTTGTATAGCTGCATACGAACTAGACTATGAAGTAGACTCTAATTGGACCGAAAGAGCAAAAAC